ACATGAACTGTTGCAGGAAGGTTTCTTAGCTGTTTTTGATATTTATTTTTCGGAAGACATATTCGAAACTTAAACACAAAAATCTATTTTCATGACTTTTTTATTTTTGTTCATTTATGGTGATGAAGTGATTTTTCTGTGGTCATGTGGTCAAAATGTGGTCATGTGGTCAGATTTATCACGGCGATTTAACCCCGGTCCCCCGGGGCTTTTTTGCCGTTTATGCACTTTCGCTATACGATTTGATTCTCGGATTGTATCCATGTTCAACCTCGATAAGCGCCCGCGCTTCTTCTGCAGACTCAAGTGAGGTAAATACGCCTGTGTAAATGCGGTTGTCCTCTGCGCCTTTACGCGCGTTATACGGCATCTTTTTAGCCGCCGCTTCTGCCGCTTCTGGTGTAGCAAACGTTCCAGTGACAACGCGGAAAATGCCTGGTGTACCGATCAGCCCTTTTTCTTTCAGCAGCTGCTCGATCTTGGCCAGTGTCTGTGGTCCGGCAATGCCATCGATAGCCAGGCCAGTCCGACGCTGCAGGATCATGACAGCATTGGTTGTTCCCTTTCCATAAACGCCGTCCACTCCATTTGTATCCAAGCCCAGCTTCGTGAGTTTCTGTTGGAGCGAAAGAACTTCCTCTTTTCCCATCGAAACAGCCGGCACTGCAGCTGCACTTGTTGCCGGCATTTTGTCCGTACCGTAGCCCCGATAATTGAATTGCAAGTGTGGCGCATCCCATCCCCAGCGATACCCTGCTTCAAAACCTAATTTTTCTGCGTGGATAATAGCTGAGATAAAAGGAATGCTGGCATACACTGAACGTGGCCATTGCGCCTTACCACCGATGATCGGCACGAAATCAAGCGCTTGTCCGACGAGGTGGTAGCTTTTCATCGATTTGGAAGCGCCACTTTTAATGTTTGCCCGCTGCTGGGCAACGGTCCGGATCGTCTCATAAATCAACACATCAATTTTTTTATCGATGCAGTACTGGTACCACTTCATTGCAGCTGCTTTTGTGTTAGGTGCCAGATCATCCAAGTTACCAAGGTTTCTTTTGTGATATGTTGGTGTCCAGCTCATTGTGCATCCTCCTCTCTTTTGAGCATAGCTGCCTGCTGACGAGCTCTACGCGTCACGTTATTATTTTTCCACCATGCCACGGTTGCCGCTGCCGCGGTAATGAAAGTCGAAACCGCAAATTCTACTTGAGCATCGTTAAATGGCAGGGGGCTATACCCGGCCGCCACTACCATCTGATTAATGAGCGCAACAAAAAGAACCACCGTCCGCACGATGGTCCCGTTATCGATATTTTTCATTGTTATTGTCCTCCCCCAGTTAATTGGCTCAAAGCAAAAAGAGCAATCGGCATCATAATTGTAACGACGATCCCGACTCCCCATTTGATCGTTGTGAGCATATCCGCAATCGCTTTTTGATTTTGCTTTGCGATTTGCCGTGCTTCCTTCGCAATATCATCTGTTACGTCCAAGCATTCATTTGTTTCTTTGATGTCCGCTTTTAGTTCGAGTACATCTTTTTTTAGCTCCAGTGAAGCATCTAGCTTCCCTTCCATCCGTGCCATCGTGATTTTCAAATCATGCACCTGGGCCTGCAAATTTACTTCCATCGTTTCACCGCCTAATAATTTTTTGTATAAAAAAATGCCGCCCGAGGACGACACTGAATTTTTTCTATTCTGCAGCTGTTTCTGTTGCTGGCAGTTGAAGAACTAATTTAAACGCATTTTTACTAACCAATGTATCCCCGATGGTTACTAGGGATGTTCGCGGATCATTGAACTGTTTAGCGATATCTGTCGCATTATAATTCGCCACATAATCTGTGATACTTTTACCATCAGCAAGCTGTATTTGGGTGTTAGGTTGTTGTGTTAATGGTTCTGCAGAAACAATGTGCTTAATGGCGTTTTTACTAATGACCATACTACCGAGCATTACGACTGTAACTCCTGGGGCATTTGCTTGTGCCGCAAGTTCTGCCGCATTGTATTCAAATTCCAAAGGAAATTGGTTTTCGTCTTGTAGTGTAATGATAATTTTCATTCTATTTTCCTCCTACCAGTTGTATTAATTTAAAGAATTAAGACTGTCTCTTAATCTATTTAAAACAGCTGCCGTTACGTCATCCCCTGCGTAGCGGATAGCCGGAATTGATGTGACCGGTCCCATGTCATTAATAGCAGCTCGCACTTCATTATAATAACTGGCATAAAAGATCGCATTGACATACGCTGTCGAAAACGGGTAGTTACTCAAGCCTTTGTATTCGCGGAATTGATTGATCTTGGAACCGAGCGCATTCCACTCCTGCGCTTTTAGGTTATATTCGCCGCCCTGCACCTTTGCATAGGTCCAGTTAAAGGCGGTTGGGATATTTGAAAGCGTCCGGCCGGGGACAGCAGATGACCAGGCCCCGTAGCTGCTACCTTGATAGCCCCGGACTCTAAACTGATAATCCGTGGACGGTTGCAGTCCGGTTACAAGAAAATCATTACCGCTCTGACTGTATGCGGCATAAAGCCAAGTGCTTGATCCGGACACCCGGTATTGCACTTCGTAATAGACTGCGTTTGTAGCATATGACCAATTTACCCGTATTGCGTTACTGGCAAAGTCCGAAAGCGACGTGATCGACGTGGAACCGACAACGATAGGCTCCGGGTCTGTCATGATGTAAAGCGTTTCCCAGTTCGACGTACCACCCGGACCCGATACTTGGACATCAATGTAATAAGGGGTGCTGTACGCTGGTGCGGTGAAGCTCCTTTCGTGAAACGTCGCAAGTGTACTGACCGAGTGAACATTGTCAGGGAATCCCGATATCCAGCTCACATCATAACGCACTTCATTCGCCTGCCCCATCCACGTCACTATGACATCAATGGTTTTCCCGTCCATCGAATCCTCACTGATCGACACATTATAAGGAGCCGGGCCCGTTCCGGCGAGTGTGCTAAACGAGTAATATCCGCTATCTGGAATACGCCGATCCCCGCCGCCGTAGGTCGCTTCTGCATAAAAGTTATACGTTGAACCCGGCAATAAATTATCAAATCGCTGTGCGCCTGTGCGGTACGTGCCCGGCGAACCTCCGGCACCCGACTTAAATCGAACGTCAAAACCCTGGCCAGTCTCGAGACAAAATAAATTGAGTTCTGTGTATGTCGATGCGGAATAATCTAAATCCTGAATAATGACGTCAATCCACGTTTCACCTACACCGTCTGTAAAGGGCGTTCTTAAATAAGCCATCTACATCAACCGAACCTTGCGACTGGTGCGTTGTCGCCATAAATGACTTCATCCGCTGTCGATAGATCGACCTTTGCAGCACGACCGCCGAAGTAAGGATCAAACCTGACGGTTTCGCAATTCATGTGCATAAATCCAAACGTCGTTAATTCCATCGAATCGGTTCCGAATGTGTCGATACCTGAATAGTTGTTGAAAATCAATGATTTGTTGCCGCTACTGCCCGGCGCACCAATATGGAGCGTCTGAGCAACTTCCGTAATACCTGATAATTGAATACGCTCCGCCAGCATTTTAATCGTTGTCGATGTCTGATTAATACGGGAAATCATCTCCACGCCGTTATAATCGGTCGAAGAAACTTTGGTGCTAATTTCTCCTGCATTTATTTGAACTTGGGTATTTAAGGTTCCCATGTTTTGATCAATCCGTTGCACCTCAACCTCCACACTATCTGCCAGTTGAGTGATCCGGCTGTTTGCTGTTAGAACGTCTCCATCAAGACGCCCTACTTCTGATGTGATCCGATCCGATTCGATCTGAATGCGTGAATATGCTTCAAGTATGCCATTTCCTAACCGTTCAACTTCTAACTCGATTAATTTATTTGTCTGCTCAATTCTCGAACGAAATTCTTTTGCATTCTTATCGATTTCCACTTTTGTTTCCGTAAGGATATCCGCAAAGGACTGCTTTACATTCGATAGGGTGACAACGAATTTTCCTTTTTGAAACGGATTGCCTTTTCTCTTCATCACACGAGTTTGAAATGGAAGACCCATGGATGGTTCGATGAGCCATATGCGGTCACCTAATCCGGGTACACCTTCATACCCCTGCTCCTGCAACTCTGCGACAGAAACATCAATTGAAATCTGAGGAATCCACCTGTCACCCAGCTCCTGTTCTGCGAATGCGAGCAAGCTTTCTTCCGTGACCATTTCTTCGTTGGTGACTGGATCGGCATAACGCGGCTTACCGTTAATGGCATAGAGCTCCCATGTGTCCGAACGGTACTCTTTTTCCAATCCGTTCGCTCCGGTTGCTTTAATCGCAGTAAACAAATCCGTCGTACTGACGGAACGACTAATATCCTTGATGTTATATTTCGACCGGAATTGAAAATCATCATCCTTGCCGATCTGCTTGGAAAAGACAAGGTGCTTGTCAGGCATGATTTGGACTTCACACTTTAATGTTTCGCACATAAGACGAATAAGCTGAATGGCATTGCTGTTACCAAACGCACCTAAAAATAACTGCGGAGGAATCTCCCCCTTCACTTCCCATGTCCATCCCGATCCGTCCAGGATAAAAGCCGCTTGCTCCTCTGCTGTTCGGGTGCCGCCCTGTATACCCTCCACGCGATGATGTATAAGATCGAAAAATACATGCGGTCCGGAAACGGATTTACTGAGACGTTTCTTTTTATAATCGGTCATGCGAAATTCCTGACCAGCCAAGTCTACAATCGACTCTTCTTCCAACAACTCATAACCAGGATTGTCCACAAAAAAAGAAGTAAACGAGAGCGTGAACACCCCATTTACTTCTTCTTCAATTTCAGCACCCTGTATATTGATTAACGGCTCTGATCGGCCGTCATTGTGTGTAACGGATATCAAACTGCATACCCCCTTTACTGTACATGATATTTTTTGTGCGCCTGGTGCTTACGTTTATCGAACGGCAACTCTTCTCCATGAAAAGTTATAATCATTTCTTCCAAATTTCTGTTCTTAGTTAATTCAATAATCTTTTTTTGATTTTCCAGGGAAACTTTCTGAAACTGGTTACTCATTTGTTTTCCCTCCTTTTAAAACAAAAAAGAGCTACTGTAGTAGCTCTTAAGAGATAAATAATTCAAATTGATCCTCGATATTTAGTAGTTTCAATATTTCTTTCAACGACACTTCAGTTTCAGTCGGATTAGATAGCCCGAATTTATAAATAACATCTAAAATCGCCATACTTTTAGGAATAACTTCTGGGTAATGATACTTTACCCATTTGTTGAATTCAATTTCTTCTGGAAGGATATTCGAGTAAATATTTCTAAAATCCAATACTCTTTTTACATAAAGAGTCATCACAAGAAATATACTCTCTTCATCTTTTGCATCAGTTCCAATTGTCCTCATTTGGATTCTATCGGATTCATCTAGATAAGCTGACAGATCATATCCGAAAGAAATTAATCGGTTATTGAGAATCGGATCGTAAATCATGTCATTTAACATTTTATTTTTTCGGCTATTTGAGTTTAAAGATTGATCTTTAAACGAAACCAATTTATAACCTTCAGAACAAAGAACAAGATGTTCTAATTCATGAGCCATGTGTATTGATTCACTGACTGGTATTTGAGGATGCGTCGAGATGATAAAATAATAATCATCGTCAATATTACCGTAAGACATTTTTGAATTAAGTCTATTAGTTGAGAAAAATAGAATTGGTTTAGATATTTTTTGACGTTCTTTATGATAAAAATTTCTAAACTTGGCGTCGCTTGAATATAAAATTTGCAACGCAAAAGATTCATCATAATAGTTCCATCCCTGACTTTGAAAATGCGCCCAAATACCGGTTTTATCGCAACAATTTTTGTACTTTCCCCCACTCATGCATGGACAGGTATTATTTCTACCAATCTTACTCATTATATTTCCTCCCCAGTATATCTGTTTGAAATAATTTGATATAATAGGGTTAACTTAGTACCCATTATATCAAGAACCCACAGGGTGCCAGCCCTAAATGTGGGTTCTTTTTCTTCATCTTAAATCTCTTGTATAAAAATAGCAATTTGTTAAATGTACAAGACTAGCTATTCACTAGTCTTGTACATTTAATACTCGTTTCATTTACTCAACAGTAGGAACCTACTTATTGCTCTGATAACCACTGCAATAAGAACTCTTCCGTTGCTTTGGCTGGGAAAAGCCATTTTCGACCAACTTGATACTTAGGAAACCGTGGGTCGAAAAAGAATTGTTCTCTTATAAAATTCTTGCTCATGCAGGTCTGTCGACAAAGTTCATCCCAATCCCAAAATGTACGGTGATGTTCTAATTCATTTAATCGCTTTCTTAGTTCTTCACGATAGATTCTTTCAACTTCAAGTTCGTCGAGTTCGATTTTCAACATAACGAGCACCCTTTTTTACGGACAATATAACAAAAAGAGCACACTTATGGAAATAGTTATTTGTGTAACAGGATGTAGTGAATCAACAGTTTGGTCAACTAATTTCCGAATCGTCTTTTGACTTTAGCCATTCTTCGATCTTGTCGAGATCAAAAAGTACAATGCGTGGTGCTGGACGGCGGTGGGGAATCTGCTTTTGCTTCAATAATGTAAAAATAGTTGTACGAGAGATTGGCACTCCCTGTTCTTTTAAATGAGCTACCAGAGCATCAATGCCCCGAATCATATTCATTGTCACTATCAATACCCCCTTTTATTATATTATCCATAAAAATAGGTGTACTGATAGACATAGTTATTGAAATAACAAAACGTAGTTATTTAACAGTTTTGTCCTACTTTTCACCATATTAATCTTTTCTTTCCTAACTTTATTCCTTTCACCTTTTTCTTTTGGACTTTATTCCCTTCTAAGTTTTCGGTAAATTCGGTAGTTATTAATAAGTAAACCATCCCAAAAATTATACCTACTCCAACAGAATCATCGACTCTATAAATCATATTAGGTGTTGTAAGTGACATTATAATGGCAGCAACGATGTAAGAAAAAACAGGCGCACTTAAATTTGCTTTTGGATATTGTAATATTTTTAAAGTTGGGAAAGCGAAAAACCCTATAAAAAATATAAAACCTACTAAGCCTAAGTTAAGGATAATCCAAAACCAAAAACTATCAACTACTACAGTGCTTCCAAAGTAAGTCGCTGCTAAACCTTTTCCGAATAGTAAAGTTAATATATTCTCTGAATTTTGTTCAATAATCCGTTGATACTGAGATACTCGAATGCTTAAACTGGTATCCAATTGCAGATTGCCGTTATTATTAAATAAAATTAATATTCTGTTAGTATAGTAGGATTCAAACATTTTGTTTACACCTTGATTATTTATAAGTTTCACTAATAAATAAATAAAAGAAAAAACAGCAAAGAAAGAAAACACTAAATTAAATACACGTTTAAATAAGAATGCTCGTTTGATTATTAAAAATAACATTGCTGCTAGTAGTGATACGACTACTGCTACAATTTGCACCCTATCTTGTTGAACAACAATAGCACCAACTAAAAGCACCATCGCTATAAACGCTGACATCTTAGTTTTTTTGGAGTCTTTAGCAGTTATGAGCCAAATACTTAAATAACAAAAGGCTCCGGCAAGGAATGTTTCTGCATTTCTAAATATTGCGTACTCACCCTTCGATATAAAAATGCCAATATAAGTTAATATTACTATAGTTGAGGTCGCCATACTAAGAAATATAACAAGCCTAATTGTATCTTCTTTTTTACAATAAACTATCCATAATACAAATATAAAGAACGAGTAAAGCAATGTCCGGGCTAACTTTAACGCGAGTCCAAAGTCATTATATACAGAAAACATTAGATAAATACCCAACAACATAGTCAATGATAAAAATATATTAAAAATGATTGGTTTCTTTAAGTACAAACTAAATATTTTCAGGTACTTTTTAGTTACAAACAAGTAAAAAACGTTGAATAGAATAACGAAGTCTGTCACAGACACGTTAATAGATCCAATATTTACACCTATGCTGGAAATTTGAGGCGTAAAACATACTAATATTGTTACCGTCAAAACAAACATATCTCTAAATTTCAAATATAGGAGGACACTTACAGTAAATATAATTAATCCAATCGCTATCATGGAAAATATATCTGTACCCAATAAAGATAAGGCACCTACTGATCCACCTATCATCAAGGCTAATAGTAAATGCCTCCAATTGACACTGAACAAACACAACACCTCATGAATTCAAATTTTACTTAAGTTTATAATAACTAACTGTAAAATTCTACATGAGAATGGTAAATATATTTATCTTTTTCACTTTAATTTCCCTTGTCAATCTATAAAACTGTCGTCAATCCAACGACTGCCCATTTCCTAGTTACTCCATCTGCCAACATCTGAACCATATACATTTTCGAGTCCTCTCCCGCTGATTTGTAGTGAATGATTGTTCCTGCTGGGAAACTAGAAGGTGATGGCAACGACGTATATTCCGGCATTGTCCAAGCATCCCCGAACACGTCCTTCCACACAGCAGCAGTTGCTCCATCCGCTGATCTTTCTGCCGTACAAACATAAACTTTATTCCGGTCTGTTGCAAACCCGACCTGCCCCCTTGCAGGTGATTGCGGAAACTGTGCCAAACTACGTGCAATAATAGGCTGTATCGGCGCTTCCCACCCTACTTCAGTACCGGATTGGTTTGGTGCAATAATTCGATCTGCTGTCGACAAAACACGTTTGGTTGCCTTGTCGTGATAAATATCGCGTTTTTCAAACCATTTAAACGAATTTGGATAAACTGCCTTATAATAGTTTTTCTCTGAAACGTTAACAGCGCGGAACAAAATCGGTGTTAATAAATCCGCCATTGAGGTATGCCCTTTTTCTGTCGGGTGAATAGTATCAGCGTAATAGCCTTGAGCGTTGCCCTCTGTATATCCACCCCAATACGCATCCACATCTACAAAAGCGCAGTCGTATTCTTTCGCTAAATTCTTCAAAACCGCCTTTTGTGCTTCATATCTGCCTCCGTCCGTAGAAGTCGATGAATTTCCGCCTGTTGCGAGCAACAAAACAGATGCTCCTGGCTGCGCTGCTTCAATTGCAATACGCACCTTCTCTTCGTAAGTGGCAAGAGGTGTGTTTTGTGTGTAATCATTAGCGCCCAGCGCCATAACGAACAGATCAGGCGTAATCATAGTGACATTATCCACGATTTCTGCGTCGGTATAATCCGCAATTTTCGTTCCGCCATGAACAAGGTTAACGAATCGCGGTGTTTTTGCATGCTCCTCTAAATAAATGATGGAACCGTGCAGATATACTTTCCCTTTTGGTATGATTTGCGTATTGGCATCGGCTGAATTTGCCGGCACTGAATATTCAGCGCTAATTAGCCCGTCCTTAGCTGCTCCATTGCACGAAATAGTTCCGACTACAGCCCCACCGATTTTTACATCAAATTCCCCACCGTCTGGCGCTGTCGAGTAAACAATTCGGCACTTTACTGCTACATCAAACCGTCCGAAATAATCGATAATTTTACAAGGAGTTGATTCTGCTGTACCTACTACGCGATACAAAGCAATTCCGCGATCCTCTTTAGTCCAAGTCGCATCAACATAATTGTAAAACAATGTCGTGGCATAATTAGGTTTTCCGAAGAACCACGTTGCCGTTTGCTCCACTTGCGTCAAATATCCTCTTCCGGACGGTGCACCTGTTCCAGCGGAGATCGAATCTCCCCACCAAACAATTGTGGGGTATTTTATGGATAAAAATTTACGTAATGCATTTTCAATATTGTATAAATAATCCGCGTTCTGTTTCGCAGTTTCGGCCAACTGTTGAGTAACTTGGTCAATAGCAGCTGGATTGTATCGATCCGTTGTGATCCAACTTGTACCGTTATAACGATCAATCCGGGCTTCTCCTGTGATCCGGACTGTATCGCCATTTACCGGATTCGGGTACGCGGTATCACGAGCGGCTACCGTGCTAACTTCCGGCAACCAGTTAATTTGATTATCCTCTTTCACCTGGTTCAATTCATCAATGGCATTTGATGTATTCGTTTGCCGTTCGTCTTCCTGTTGTTCTCGAACAGACTCTTGAAATTGCCGGGTATCCTCTTCAGCATTTAAGTCTGCATTTGTTTCATTCAGCATCTGCACACTCTCTGCCACCTCGACAAACAATTCTTGCAAAAGCGGCATGCCTTGGCTCTTCTCAAAAGCAGGCCCTAAAGATTCGCCAATATACAATTTCATTTTTCGAGTCGAAAGACGATCTTCACCTTCAAAAAACGAAATGCTTATTTCAGCAATTCCATCTGTTTGCATTTCTTCTGTTCCTAATTCATACGTAACGACGTTATCAACTGCAGTTAATGAGCGAGTAATAACCACCTTGTCGCTTCTTTTGAAATTAGCAACGATGTTTGTGACTGCTGATAAATCCGCATCGATGCCTTTATCTTTTATGATAAAATCAATCACATTTGTGTCGAATTGAGTAAAGTAAGGAAATGCAACTGTCGTATTACGACGCAAATCAATAATGATTTCTTGTTTATTAATTGGATCCATAAAGCATGCCCTCCCTTTAAAGGTAATAGAATGTTAAATCGAAAGAGACCGTGAAAGCAGAAGCTCCCTCGATCTCAAAGTCATTCCATCCAGGTGCAAACCGGATGAGATTTTTATTGGTTTGGCCAAAAATGCTTTGACCGTTTTTGAGTGATCGGATCCCATCCAGCACAATTTCATCAGCATCTGTCGCGGTACCGGTCCAGCTCCATTCATCACCTGTGGTAAGGTTGCGAATAACTGGGTTATTTAATTCTCCACGTAAGATGATGCGCTGCTCCATGTGTTTGGCGGGATCGTTCATAATATCCGAATCGTTAAAAACAGAAAAAGAGGGCTGATCGAACGAATACTGAATAACAGGATCTCCCTTATTTACTTTTCCGGCACCAACACTATAGTAATGCTCCATTGCAGGCATATTGAGCGTGGTGCCTGGCGACTTTGCATAAGCCGATGAAGATGAAAAATCGATTGTGAAGTTTCCTACAACAGCAATCTGTTCAAGTGTGTAAGAAGAATCAGCCTTAACCAACCAACACTTATTAGGAGCAGACATTTTCGTAACAAAAAAGGCTTCCCGGCTGTCAAACAACTGGAAAACCTCATCTCTCTTCTTATCAAATGTCTCATCAGCAATAAGGATAAATTCACCACGAATAGAACGGCCTTCATACGTTGTCTCCACATCAATATATCCGTCCATCCCATCGATTTCTTCACGTATATGCTTTGGCGCAGGAGAACTCGGTTCGAATCTTTTTGTAATAACCCCAATCTCCATCAAATCGTAGCGTCTGCCGTCCAATCGTTGGACAATTAAATTGTTTATCATTTTGGCCACAAACCTTTCGCGGTGAGTGTATTGTTATAATTATTACGCTGACGTTCTGAAACATGCTGTTCTACAAGGCGACCAACAGTCTCGCTCTCCATTTCGACTGTTGTATAGTTTTCAAGCCGAATGACAATATTCTTCAAAGCTTCTGCAAAAGAGTTTCCTCCGGATGCCTTTTCGTCAAAATTAAAGTTAAAAGAACCACTATCAACGACAGGCTTGAACCAGTCTGCCATTTCGCTTGCGGTGTTTGCAGCGTAACGCTCCATACCGACGATCCCGTCAATGACACCCTGTACTATGTTTTCCCCTATCATATCCTTCATCCAGCGTGATGGGGATTTGATCACCAATGATTTGGTGATCGCCTTTTTGATTGTTTCTGCCAGGCCGGCTGATACGGTTCCTAGTTGCTGATCCATCGATGTCATCCCGTCCATCAGCCCCTGGACAGCATTCTTTCCAATGTTCACTAGCTGAGCGCCTACAGGATTAAAGCCGTCTACTACCACTGTTTTCAAGCCCGCTACCTGCTCTTCAAATGTTTCTGTAAGTGCCTGTAATTCTTTTTCGGCATCCGTATGCAGTTGTGCGATCTCAGCGACTGTCTTTTTGTGCAGGTCTTCATTCTCCTGCACAGCACGATTACGCGCAGTCGCTTCTATGTCTTTCCACAAGCCTTGGAATTTCTCTAGCTCTGTGTCTGTCATATCTGTTAATGCCTTGATTTCATTCAAGGCGGTCGGACCTAATTCCTGCAATTCTTCGATGAGAACCTGGTCCAGTCCTCGTTGTGCCAGATGATCCAAATTGCTGTCGAAATTGTTTAATACATAAAGCCGATCATGCATCCGCTTTATTAAATCTTTCGGATCGATCTTCGTTTCATCCGACGGCAGCGTTGCTTCGTCGAACAGCCCTCCCACCAGCTGAGATGTACGATCATCTACAGCTTGCTTATATGCTGCATTTAATGCCTTTTCTTCATCAATAACTCTTTGATTTACCTCTTTTACTTTTGCAAGATAATCATCTTTCATCGCCATAAGCTCATCATTCAGCACTTTCTTGGCAGCATTGAGCTTTTTCTCTGCTTCCAGTGCTTCTGCAGATCCCTTCTTGAAGTACCGCATGGACTCACGCCATACTTCAATCTCATCCATAAGAGAAAGCTGGCCAGCTTCTTTCTTACGTGCTACATAATCATCAAACTGCTTTAATCTCTCCTGTGCATTAGCAGACTGAAGCTCTGTGATCTTAGCGGCCGAAGCTTTTTCAGCAGCCACTTCTTTTTTATCGTAATCTTCGCGGATCTTCCAAACAGCTTCTTTCTCTTTTTGAGTCAGATATCGCTTTTCTTTGGCCGCTTTATCTTTGATTGCTTTAATTTTCGCTTCCCGCTCTTTTTCAAGAGCCGTCAGTTGCTTCGTCAGAGCCTTTTCTTCCTGAACCACCGCGTACCGCGTGTCTTTGCCAAACTTGTTGTCCAGATAGTCAATATCTTTTGCGACCTGTGACCGGTTGTCCGGCTTCGGTATAGTAACCGGCGCCTTATACACTGTTTCCGTTTTTTTAGGAGCAACTGCAGTCATTCCGTAAATAATTTTCTGCCCGATTCGGATCAAATCCGGATTTTTGATCTTATTCAATTTCACTAGATCATTAACAGTCGTTTTAAACTGCTTGGCAATGCCTGTGAGCGTGTCTCCTGCTTTGACAACATAAGACATGACCGCCGTACTTGCACTGCCAAAACGGATTGTTTCTGCCGGATTTCCGACACCTGTCGCATACATCGGAACGCCCATGCTTTCCAGGATGCGTTTTGTATTATCGGCCGGGTAAACTTTTGTTCCTTCCGGCAGATCCGCAAGGACGTTTCGACCTTCAAACATGCCGACCTTTCCGGATGGAAGCTGCACGATTTCTTTAAACAAAGAGCCCTTTTGATCATTGACCACGGCTGGACCGCCCGGATGATACGATGTGCCTTTCTCATACCAGCGGTTTGCATCCCAAAACTTGAGTGCTTTTTCTACCGATCCATACCGATTCATCGCGTAACGATACGTGAGGACGACCTGATCAACCGGATTATTATAATCAAGGTTAGGATACATCCGCTTATAATCCTGACGAGTGCCGTTCAGGAATTGGCCATAGCCCCATGCCGTACTTGTCGGATTATCCGCACTTGGCTTCCATGAACTTTCACGGCCAATTAACTCGGTTAACAAAGCCGCTTGACCAGCGGGCACTCCCTTGCCGATTGCCGCGCTTAAATGATTCTTAAATGCGGGAAACGTTCGGGAAGAACTGGCTTCCGCTCGAGTCTTCCATAGGTTCTTGTATGCCGAATTGTTTGCTAAATCAACATTTCCGACCGGCATTCCTACTTCGCCGGCTGCCATCTGCTTCAAAACAGCAAGCGGATCGATATAGCGGCCGTTCTCTTTAATTTTAAGATCCAAGTGAGGACCTGAGCTTCGTCCAGTCGAACCAATCTGACCAATAACCTGCCCTGCCTGAATCTTCTGCCCTACTTTTACCGGCGGCGCAGACATCATATGGATATAGGAGTATTCACGATTTCCTGACTTCACCCGGACCCCATTCCCGGCTTCTGGATGACCTACAAGAATCTGCGACACAACACCGCTCGTCAAAGATTTGATGGCCCATCCTAAGATAGAATCCGCACCCTTACGAGCCAAATCAATTCCGTTATGTCCACTTGCATGCCAGCCATCATTAATTCCTACGCCTGGCGAAAATGGCGTGGAGACGCGGAAATTATTAAGGTAGTACGATGCTACTCCTGCATCGCCACCACCGGTCATGGCCATGAATGCATTGATTTTTTCTGTCACAAAATCAAGCGCTTTGTCTTTCACCATTTTCAAGGCACCTGCACCAAAGTCACCGATTGCCCCATCCGTTTCAGGAAAGAAAGCTCCTGCAGCGCTATATACCTTGGACATAAGCTTGCCTGGATCACCAATATACTGCATGGCATCTTGTGCAAAGGTTTTTAGATTGCTGCCAATCTCTTTTGCCTTATCAACGCCTGCGCCCACAAGCTCTTTACCTTTTTCTATGCCAGCATTCAGCCAATTTCCAACTCCTGAATTATAGCGAGGTGCCGCCATCGATTTGAGAAATTTCTCTGTTGCGCCACCCGGCATAACCCAAGTCCCTTTTGGCGCATCGGGAACAAATGTCCTTTTTGCCGGGGATAGATACATATTGCCATCCGGTGTCCCGAACAACTCAGGCTTTCCATCACCACCACTAGGAGAATCCCCAACGATCATTGGTCCACCTGGATGACCACCACTACCGGTACCACCAGAATACGATGCAATGTCCACACGCTTATACTTTGTATTAATCCCTATGAGGCTTAATACCGTTTCAAGTCCAGAAATAGCGGCATTGAGTCCTTTTTCAAGTCCTTTTTCGAGCTTTCCGGCAATTTCTTTCACGCCTTTTTCGACACCGCTTGCCATTGCCTTGATCCCATCACCAATACGGCCTGGGAGTTTTTTTGCCCCTTCGACAATGTCATCCCAAAGCCCCGATAATGTTTTCTTGATAGTCGTGAAAATGGCCGTTGTCCTGCTTTTAAGCTCATCCCAAGCATTAATCACGCTGTCTTTAATATTTACTGCGATAGCTGAAATAGAGGACTTGATACTTTCCCAGAGGGATTTCAAGAATGATTTAATGCCTTCAAAAACGGAAGACGTTGTGCTTTTAATGACACTCCATGCCGCTTTCAAAACAGCAACAATGACGTTTAGTGCTCCTTGAATGACTGATTTTATAATGTTCCATGCGGCATTCAAGATATTTTTAACGGCATCCCACGCTGCCTGCCAGTCACCCTTCAATACGGCTACAAAAAGTTTAATCACGTTGGTGATAATGTTCAGCGCATTTTGGATCACCGTCATAATGACTGGGAACACAGCTTGAACAATTTGAAGGATCAATTTAATGGCCGGTACCAATACGGTTGTAATCACCGTCATAACCATTTTCAACAGACCCACAATAATAGGGATAACCATCTGGATGATTTGCAGAGCTGCTGGAAGCACGGCTTGAATCACTTGCAGGATGAGCGGCAACACTGTTTGGACAAGTTCAAGCACAACACCGATGACTACTTTTAACAATGAAACTACAACAGGAAGAACCGCTTGGACTACCTGCAATACAATCGGGAAAATCGCCTGAACAATTCCTAATAGCGCCGGCAATACCGTCGTCACGATCTGTAAAATGACCGGAATAAGTGCAGTAATCAATTGAACGACGACTGGAAGCACGGCCTGCGCTACTTGTAACAGAACAGGGAAAATCGTTTGTACAGCATTTAACCATAGCGGGAAGATCTGCATGGCCAGTTGTAAAATAGCCGGGATCAGTACTGTGACAACTTGAGTGGCTACTTCAGCAAATACACCACCAAGCTCAGATAAAGCCATTCCGAGTGTAGCTGCCAAATCAGCAAATGCAGGCTTGAGCTGATTAAAGCTATCACCGATCACCTGAATAGTTTTAGCAAACTCTGGTGCCAGCTCCTGCGCCATTTGAGTAAAGCTTTGGACAAAGATATCCAATATCGGTTGAATCGCTGCTACAGCCGTAGAAAAAACGGTCTGAATCCCTTGCCAAGCATTACTGAGGGCGGTTCGCACTTCGTCATTTGATTTGGATAAACGGTACAACAAGCCAATTAAACCGACTATTGCGGAGACAACCATTCCTATTGGACCGGTTACACCTAAGAGAGATAAACCAATCAAGGTCACGCTTGGCGCCAAAATGGAGGCGATACCACCCAAACTGGAGAATCCTGCTTTCAACTGATCAATAAATCCGCTGACGACGCCCTGTGCCCTTCCATTCAGACCCTCGCTTAGTTTGTCTCCAATCTTTACGCCAACTTCTTTCAACTTATCTCCTGCGGTTCCTGCCAGATCACCAAGTTTTTGCAAGCCAACGAGAGCCCCGTCCCACATTGCAGCAAGGATAGGCTGTAAGAAAGCCACTGCAGAAGCTGTTCCGCTTTTGATACTGGACCACATATTGTCCACTGCGTTCATAAACGTCTCCGAGTGTTTATACGCGGCGATGAGGCCAACTACCAATCCAGCAATAAGGGCGATAACTATGCCGATCGGATTCATACTCATGACAACATTTAATCCAAGCTGTGCTTTCGTCCAAAGTTGAGTTAACAAAATTGCTCTGTTTAGAGGATTTAAAAACCATTGAATGACCATGACGGTTTTTAATGCCACAAAGGCCGCAGCTAACCCATAAATAACTGGAATAAACCCTTCCCAATTTGTAAATACCTTAACTACATCTGTTAATTTCACAAGAAATCCGGTCACTAGAACCGCGATCTCCCAAAGTTCCGTACCAATCGGCGCAAACAATCCTGTAAGACTTTTTAGAAGATCCCAAAGGTTAGAAAGTAGTTCAAGAAAGACCGGTGTATTTTGGTTCGAATATTCCAAGAATGTTTTGAATCCTTCTGTTTGACCCAAAGCGCTAGTCCATTCGGAAAACCGCTTCGTCATACCGAGAAGACCGGCTTCCATTTGTTCCCCCTGGTCATCGAACGTTACAAACAGGTTCAAAATACCCCGAAGCAAATAGCCAATGGATTGCCCGACGCTCTCCAATGCTGGCCCTGCACGGCTGGTAAGGAAGCCGAAGAACGCTTCAATATCTTTTGACTGCAGGTTTCTATTCATGCTGTTGAGCAAGTTATTAACTGCTGCCGCTGATTCATCGATCACGGGGCTGAACATATTTAACAAGTTCCGCAGAAATTCAAGGCTCTTCACAAATCCATCGATTACGGGTGTTTCGAACTGCTGACGGAATTCTTCAAAATAATCCTTGAAACCCTGCAGGGCTTCTACACCACGCAGTTGCTCGCCTGTTAACGATTCTTGTATCGCTTTTAACTCAAGCAATGCTTTCGCTCGATCTTCTGCATTAGCGGCATTATCGACCTTTTCTTGAGCCTTGGCCAGTTCCTCTGTCGCTTCAAAAATACTCGTAATCGTCGGAATGGCTACGGCTGCATATCCAATGACACCGGAAGTTGCTGCACCTAACGAAGATACCAAGCCCATTACAGCGGTTGTGGTGCTGGCTAACGCCGGAACAGCAGCTGGCGCCAAAGATACGAGAGCCATTTTTAGCGCTCGACCCACTATCGTCACATCCATAACTCCTTGACGAAGCTTTTCCATCCCTGACTCAGCTTCGAATCCTAAATTAGAAAGAGCATCTGATGTGTCATCCAGTTCACTACGAAACCTTTTTAAAGCTGTGCCATCACCCAGTCCTTCTAGTTGGCGATCAACATCCTTTATTGACCCTTCAAGAAGATTCATTTCAATAATTCCTTCTGCAGCCAGCTGATGCAATTCACGCTTTGCCTCTTCCGCAGCGTCTTCAACTCTTTTCAAACTTTGTTCCCCAACCTGGCCAGTCTCCAGCAGCTCTTTCTGTACGTCTCCCAGTTCTTTGTTCAAGCCTTTCAGCTTATCGCCTTTTCCTGCTTTCTCCAGTTGCTTTTCAACGCGCTTGATGTTGGATTCCAGGTCATTGAATTTCCGATTAGAAGTATTAACGGATTTCTCGGTGGTCTGGGCGATGCTTTGGATCGTTTTACGCACGTCACGAACGGTCTGCTTAATGCTTTGCGCTTGTGCCGTAAAGACCGCACGCAATTCACGAATATTTCCTGCCATGTCTTCATCCTCCTTTCTGTTGTTTTTTGAACTTCTCCATCAATTTAAAATCCCACTCTAATTTTTCTGGTGGAGCACCCAATGGAGAAGCACCTGCTTTATCCTGATTTTTAGGACGAAGCATACGCTCAAACTGACTGCGTGCTTTCTTTTGTTCAGCTGATTCTTCTCCGAAAGAGGGACGCGCAAACATTAGCATATTATAGTGAATCCACGTTTTGTTCCGCTCTGCTTCCGATTTCGCTTTGGCCTCTTCTTTCTCCATCATCATGTAACCAAGCAGCTCAAGTACTGGTGTTTTCAACACCTCTTTACGCCCACCCAGCCGCTTAGACAGGCGGAATATTACGGCTTCACTGATGCCGACACTGTCTCTGTCGCTTTCTTCACCTTTTTCATGAATGCCATCTTGACTTTTGTCGCGGCCAAAGACTTTTTTGCGCGGTTAAATAATCGTTCAAGGTCATTTTCCTCGACGACTGCATCAAAAATATCGAATACATCTCCTGCTTTCTGTGATTTCAATAGTTTCAAATCGATTCCGCTTAGTGCTGATAACAAAGCAAAAGCTTTCCCCGGCATATGAACAGCCAGTGTTTCAAAAGAACCGATCGCATTCTGAATAAATTTCGCGTCAATACTTTTTTCGATGTCTTCTCCTTCTGCGCCGGCATTGTCAAACAGCTCACTGAACATAGCTTTTAGTGCTTCGTCCTGCTGCACTTCCGTAAAAATTTCTTTGACCGATTTCATCACATCTTCAAACTGGAATAAGTTGATCTCTTCGATTTCATGCTGAATCTTTTTTACTTGTCCATCTTCTTCTTTAATCTTCAGTGTCACTTGAGTAGTCATGTATAAATCCTCCTTGTGTTAAATACATTCTCAAAATAAAAAGAGGGCGCTTGGCCCTCTTGCGTTATGGTCCTACTGGAGCGTTTGGATCGGTTGCGCCAACGTAGAAGAAGTTGCCCGGCTCATTGGCATTCATGCCGTCACGCGGGAACATGGACAGCGCAATAGATACATTGCCCTGTTCATTTGCGTTGGACCGTGTAAATTCGCCGTTTGAAGCCATTTTATAAATGACAATATCCATAGACTTGTCCGTTCCAAGCGCACGAGGATGAATGGTAACCTTCTTTGCCTTCGAACGGATGGACATGCCCATTTTCGCATCCATCAATCCAACTGGATCACCCGAGGTTGCATCATTAATAATTTCTGTTGCCGCAAGTGCTTCTGCTAAAATTTCGATTTTCTGTTCAGCTGCTACAATATTTACTGCACCTGACCACCCTACAAGCCGCTGATCAAATACAGACTCACCGAAATCAGCAATCACGATATCCGCAAATTGCGGTGTCAACGTCAGATCACCCCCGGCTGCCTGAAACTCCGCTGCGCCATCAAATGTAATGGCTTCTGCCCCTTCACCGATGATAATGTCAGATAAACCGAATGGAATTTTTAATGGATCCATTTATATTTCCTCCTTTAGTGTTACATCAAAATTAACCGACCACTCCATGACGCCATTTTCGACGCCAATCCGGAGTGGCTCCGTTGCTGCTGTAATTAAAAAAACGTGATAGCGGCGTATGCCGATCACGTTTCCTTCTTCATCTGTATCTTCAATGGCCACAGGAATATGTTCTTTTCTATGCAGAGCTTTAAAAACTCCCTGCGCAGCCCTTTCTGCATAACCCCAGTCGCTAGACCGGACGTATACCATGTAAGAGGGACGTCGGGTACCGCTCTCGTATTGATCTGGTGGATAGCCCGACTCTGAATAAACAGTACCCGTATCGTCCGCTGCCTGGCGATAATCCATTGACCAGGTGAGCTTTGGAAAAAGCGGGGCTAAAACGTCCTTTAAATAAGCTTGTATCATATGTTTTCACCTGTAATCCGGCGTAGAATACGTTCGTTTGTTTCGTCATATTCCTGGGCAGTGGCTTTGACGGCATTATCCAAGTATTTTCGTCCTGGTTTGTAGCCGCGCCATTTCGGTTTTAATAGCGTTCGGCGACCGCGTCCATTTAGATAATACCGTTCGAATTTAGCACCATTATCGTATTTGTTGTGAGTGCCCATACGATAGGGCTCTTCGTGCCGGCGTAAAGCGTATTTCATATTCGAGCCGACAACCGTTTCAATTTGTCCGTCCTTGTTGCTGGTTGATGAATGGATCGATGCTTCCAAATCCCCTTCATCATGATGAACCAGCGATTTGGTGGCTGCTTCAACGAACAGACCGTATTTTTGGTACTCTTCTTCTGCAATGGCATCGACCTTTTCTTCAATGCCCTCTAGGAGGCCGTCCAAATCGTTTAATCCATCCCAGTTGATGCGTATAAAATCATCTTTTGCCATATCCATCACCTCGGCGGCGCTTTGCCGGTATAAACGGTGCGAAAATACACTTTAGTTCCACTGAAATTCAGTGTTTCATCTATTTCACCGATGCGCCCTTTCACTTCCTGGCCAAAACGATCCGTCCATTTTATTTCCTGCCCTCGCTGCACGAATGTCTCAGGTGGCACATCGATGGCCAGGTGGCTTTCAAATGTTTCTCCATCAGAGGTTGTGATCATTTTGACCTCCGGCTGCACACGCGCTTTTGATTTGCGCGGCTCCCGTACTTTCGGGCGTCCGTAGTCATCTACAAGCGGCTGTTCAACATACTCCGGGCCTCCAGTGATCGGATCGTAAATCGAAATGGTGTCATTCATCGGCGGTTTTGGCATTTATACCACTCTCCCGACACCTGCTTGTGGCTCTTCCGGATGAAGTGCTTCCTGAGCGCGAACGATCAGCTTTTTTACTTCCGGAGAGATTTCATTTTCTCCATCGAATGAAAACGACATGCCTTTCAAACCGAGAGATTTGACGTTATGGCGCTTGAACTTGGAGAATTCCTCCGCTTCACCTTCAATCAGATAAAGCGCCTGCAAACCGACCATTTTGGGGGTCATCAGGGATTCATCATAATGGCTGGTGAGCATATCTTCAGCGGTAAACACGATCTTCTGCCGAACAGATTCTTCTAGCTCCGTGTATGGCTCCGTGTAGGCGCGGTTCTCAAGGTAGGTATTAACTGCTGTGAAATCCATAGGATCACCCGCTTTTATTCAGTTTTTTCAGCAAGAGCAGCAATGAGCTCCGCTTTATTCATTGCAGAGTACCCTTCAATGCCTTTTTCTTTCGCCTCTTCTTTTAATTCAGCGACTGTTTTCTCCGCTTTTTGTTCTGTTTCAGTTAGCTCTGCCTTCTCTTTTCCTACCAGCCGCTTGCCCTGCTCCTCTGACAATTCAATTTCAGTACCTGGCGCAACGACTTTCCCTTGATGAGTTAAGTAAGCTTTCGCAATATATTTCGGCATAATTAATACCCTCCTTTAATGATTTTAATAGGTGTTCTGATTACGCAACTTCCAAAATAACAATGGCTTTCGGACGTTTGAACGCAGGGAAAGCTGATTCTCCCACAATCACTTCTTCGCCAGGCGGATTTTGATGAATGATTGGATTAGCAAATTTACCCGTCGCATAACCCTTTTCAGCAGATGGACCGATCATTGTGTTGCCAAGATTATCACCCAGCAATACGACTTTGTTATCCTCAAGCAACTGGATTTCTTTATCAATGATGACCTTTTGTCCATCAACCATTTCCGCTGCTTCCATCACAATTACGTCGTCATTGATGACATATGTCGGCAATTTTAATGCGCGGAAAACGTTCTGCAGATCCGCAGGGGTTAAAATACGACCGCCATTTGATTGCCCATAAACTTGTGTGCGGATCTGTTCGTTCTGTAACAGGTAAGCTTCTGTTACAGAAGTCATGTGCATTTCAATCGGCGTCCGACGCTGATTTGTTTTCTTAAATTGCTCATTGGCAGCCTGCAGATCTGTAAGCGGTAGAGAAGCTGGATCGGACCACGGAACACTTACATCAAGACGGTTCGCTTCTGGCATTTCATACTGGAACTCAATAGAAACGTCATTTCTAGGATCACTGTAATTAACTCCGCCAGTGTAAAGCGTTTGAGCGCGCAGCCATTCCTTTGTATCGTCAACACCTGCAATCAGGTCGTCTGTATCTGTGTACACGCCATCGATGACCGCTTGGCGCTCTTCCGGTGTACGCGGCTTTTCGAATGAGAATAAGTCTTTCTCATCCAAACGATAGGAGTGCTGCAGCTTGGCCAATTCTCCATATGCTTTCTCAATCGCTTTGCGATCACGAAGCGGGGCGGACGCATTCCATCCTGTGATAGACGCCGCTTTTGCATAAGCACCATTAATAACGTTGTATGCAAAATTAATGTCCTGGACTGTTTGCTCCGGCATGAATTTTTGAAGCAAGTATTGTCGCTGCGGTGGCACGCTTTCAACGTACCCGGTCAGCGTTTCTTTTTGAAATTCTTCTAAGTGAATAACCATTGTTTTTCCTCCTTCATGTCCTCAAAAGATTAAAGATCGAATACGATGCGGCCTTTGACCGCTTCTTTAAAGTTGGTTGTCACACCTGTGCATTTGCCTTCAAGCGGATGACCGGCAACGAGTGCTCCTACAATCGGGTTAGATCCCGCGATGACTTTTACATCATTGGCAGTTAAGCAGGCTGCTTCCATAGTGGCTGGTGTTGGCGTAGCCCCGTCTACTACTGGCTTGAATAGTCCAGTTGCCGTATCTTTAAATACTGCAGTACCGGCTTTTACGTATTGTCCAGCTGTAAAAGCAGTTGCATCCAACGTGACACCGCCTGTTTTCCACTGCATGCCTACCGTGTTGCGCAAAAATTCTTTTTGGCCAGAGACTTGTTCAATTCGTGGCTTCAAATTCATGAATTACCCCTCCTTCTTTTTATGACGCTCAAGCGCCTTTAAGCGACCAGCTTCGCGCGGATCGACCTTCGGTGGCTTTTTATTTCCTTTTTGCTGACGAGGACCTGAATTGTAGATAGAAGTGGCTTTCTTTTTAGGCTGCTTCTCTTCCTCATCGTCTGCTTCATCTTGCGGTCCGAAGTATTCCGGAAACTCTTCTTCGAGCTCTTCAAATAGCTCTTCCAAATTCTCCGCGTTTCCATCCTCATCAAGCTCTATGGCATCAACCTTCATTAAGCGCGCGGCCAGCTTAGGATTGTAACCATTATCGATAGCAAACTCTTTCACAAGAGCCGTTTTTTCTCTGCGTTCCGCACGCAGGAGGCGTTTGTCCGTTTCAGCATCACGATTAGAATCCTTTTTGTCTGGATCTTCCTCGCTGGTACTTTTCTTGCCTGCCTTTTCTTTGAGCTGGCGAAGCTCTTCCGGATCGATGCCTTCGAATTTTTTCATTCGCTTGCTGACAATCCCTTTTGTTTTGGTGGTAAATTGCTTTTTAAACTTTGGATTTTTCAGCAATTCTTCCAGGTCCGGTGTGTCGTCGTCAGGGTCCTCTTCTGGATCAGCATCCAAATCTTCATCTGGATCACCGTCCGGATCCTCATCGTCTGCAAAGAACTGCAAATCCAATTTCAATAATTTCTCTTCTTTAGCGGCAGAAGGCGCCGTCTTATTGGTATTCAACAGCGTTAGCAAGCTAATGAACCACACTTTCAATTTTGTAAACATATAAACTCTCCTCTCATCTCTGCTTTTTTACATAAAAAAAGCAGGCAAAAAGTATTTGGCTGCACTCAGTTTTTATTTTACGACCTTGCTGGTTGGTCAAATTCACTCTCTTACCGCCTTTAAATATTCAACCTGCACTTTCTGCCACCCTTTACCGTTACTCCGCTTCATTCGGCGGAAAGCACCGACTGTTTTTGGAGCTTGATCGCCAAGTACCGCTTTCATGCGCTCATAATACTTTGTTTCTTCTCTTGCTTTTCGGCGGATCTCCTGCTCTTTCGCATACGCTTTTCGTTGAGCGGGCGTCCGATTATCCTTGCCCGGATCAAAGGCGGCCGTCAGGGCTTTTGCTTCTGCCAGTTCTGCGTCAGACAAGAAATCCATCACGACTGGTCTGATGGTTCCCCGGCAATTCGGATGATAAGGAGGCAATGGCACCTCATTCTTCGTTTTAAATCCAGGTATGCTCCCGCTGATCACAACAATCATGTTGCGATATTTCGCGCACACAGGACACGTAACAGCATTTTCAAAGATTCGCACTGTTGTGACCCCTGCTTCTTTATAGCGGTTCTCTGCTCCAGTTACCTGTGCCTGACGCGTTTTCACACGGGCAACAAGACTGGCATACACGTCGAGCGGAAGCCGCTTGCCGTCACGAGTAATGAAGGATGTAAGTCCGCCTTGTGCAAATGCTTTAGCGACCCGCTTGGCTGTTACACGATTATGATTGCCCTGGATAATTCCAGAAGCGATCTCCAGCCGCACGACATCAATCGTGTCATTTATCGTTGTAATGGCAGATTCACGCGCAGTTCGAAAAGCTGCTTTCAAATCAGCTAATGTGTCACTGATCAGATTGTTCAATGCATTCAAATGGATCCGATTTGCGATAACCGGTTTCAGCTTGGCAGCTGCAGCGATTGTTGCAGTGATCGGACTGGCAGGTGCAGAAGTCAGGAGTTCTTGCAGAGCGGCTTGCGCTTCGCTTAATCCTGCCGTGTATGCCGATGTTAGTTCTTCTGGCAAGGTTTGCTCTGTCACTGCCTGCAATTCGTCCAGAGCGGCAATAATGGAAGCAATGAGCGCCATCTTCTGCTTATCGTTTAAGAGGTCTTCTGTGCTTTCAACCTGCTGAAACACAGAAAAAAGAACCTCTGAAAAAGCTTTTAATAGCTGTTCAAGGTTCATTCTTCGTCACTCACTATATCGCCGGCTTCATTCCGGTTATCATTCAAATTCAATGCGGTCTGCCGCCCCAGCAACAGAGATGTGCTGTCATCTGACTGCTTTGCTTCCTCAATACGGGCAACTTCTTCCTCGATCCATTCTTCGGATGCATCCGGATTCGTGCGGCGTACTGTCGTTTCGAGCGACTGGCTGCCAGCAACGAGAGCATCTTTATTTTGAGAAATTAATTCCTCCCGGCTGATCGGAATCATTTCACGGATTTCTATTTGAGGCTCCTCGATCATAACTTTCTTATCTTCATGATTCATCAGCCATAAACAGTTTTCGATCAGCTCTTTCAGGAAATCGATGTACTCGCCCTGCAGCTGCTCTGATTTGATGATCGAAAGAATGAGGTCATACCATTTGGCTTTACCTGACTGGGCGCCTGTACCGCCGCTCTCCATATAGAAATCTACTGCTTTTTCAGAGGTTTTTGTTTCCATAAACATAAGCTTCATTAAGTCTTTGACCCACTGCATACTCCCAATCTTTGATATATCCAGCTGAATCAATTCCATTGCTCTGCCGTTTTTATCGTAGGTGACAATTCCCATATCGCGGTGATCGATCGGCGCACCCTTACCACGCCGTGCTTCTGCTGCCTTTTGCAGTGCTTGATACACCTCCATGCTAACAACTGTTTTTGGCTCACCATTTTTGGTGAAAACAATGGATCCTTTTGTAATCGTCCAGTTTACCTCATCCTGCTTGCTGAACTGACCTTTCAAACTGCTTTTTCCTTCCGGCTCCATAAAAGTTGGTTCATTTGCCCAATACACAATAAACGGAGTAGTCCGGCCTTTGTAGATTTTTTTCACCTCATCGACTTTCAGCAGCTCCCGGGCTCTTTCTTCTTCAACTTGGGTCAGCTCATTGCCGTCCAGTTCAAAAAGCATGTGAGTGGTCTCCAACCGATAGTCTCGCTTGATTCCAGTTTTTACTTGTTTTTTCTCAACTTCCACCCGCTCTCGGTACACGTGCAAAAACTTACCTTCCACTTCATCAAAAGTACGTTCATAGGCTAGATCCACACCCATTTCATCTTCATGCGGGTAATATAGATCCCTCATTTTAAAATCGATAAGGGGTCCACGATCATCAAAAGACGGCACTCCAACTAGGGCGCCGTCAATCTGATGCTGTACGATATTCTGCCAGTGCTTGTATTTAAGCCGGCTGTTTTTTGCAATTTGATCAAGGGTTTCTTGCGGCAGATTCGTAATTTTGTCATTATTTTCGTCGCCATCAGGACCCTCAATCACATCATCTGCTGCACCAGTGGTTTCATTCTGCTCTTCTGTAGCGGTAAGGGAAGTCTTAATTTTACCGATCGAGCGGCTAACGAACATAGCTGGGATTTCCGGAATCAGCTTCGCTATATTCGCGATAATATAAGGCGCTTGAACACTACCCTTTTTATCGTAATCAGTATCAAACTTTAACGGATCATAGACTTCCTGGTTATCCAGCATCTGCTTGGCTCTCGGAAATAAATCCAAATGCTCGCCATCATAGAGCTTCCGATATTCAAACACGTCTCCATGCTTGTCACGGATAGTTTGCTCACTCCACTGTTTCCATTCAATCACATTATCACCATCCTCTCGCACTGCTTACACCAGCTCTTGGCGCAAACAGAATTGTGTTTACAAAGTACCGATCCGCGTCTAAGTGATGATCGTTTTTCTTAATGGGCTTATCTTCGCCTCGTTCTGCCGCTTTTTCATCCCATACATAAGAAGCGTACTCCCGGAACGTTTCTTTGCAGCTTTCTCCGTACTTGATCATGCCTTCTGTCAAAGCAGTGGACACATTGCGAATGCCATCAACCACACTATTTATTGCATCAATAACATAATGGCCCTTTTGTTCAAGCAACGTTATGAAGGAAGCGGCCGATGGATCAACTATTGTTCCATCCAGATCGATCCCTTTAATAAAGTCCTCGAAGTCTTTCAGATACTCTGGATCTGACTTCTGCCTGCTGCTTTCACGACCATCATAATGGTATTCCTTCACTTTATACCAAACGCCGTCAGAAAGGCCCCACAGCCCAAATGCCATCGGGTTCTTTGTTCCATAGTCAATACTGACGTAATACTCGCGGTAGGAGCGCCCGGTCACTTCTGCCTGGTGCTTATCCGGATCGAACATGTCGTAAATGACACCTTCGGCAAGCACCCATAAGCCCAGTATGTACCGCTTATAGAACACTCCAGCGTACATGCGGTAATAACGCTCTTTTGTTTCCTCATCAAGCGAAAGATTGTCATCCATGATGAAGTGAATATGCAGCATCTTTTTTTCTTTCTTTTTATCCAGCCATTTCTCTTTGAACCAGTGATACGGTCCCGCCGGGTTACAGTTAAACCAAAACTTTGCTCCTTTTACGGAACAGCGAGCGGTTGCCTGGGAAACAAAGGATTCAGGCATAAGCGCTACTTCATCAAAAAACATGCCGGCTAACGTGATACCTTGGATAAGATCCTGGGAAGACTCATCCCTGCCGCCGAACACATAAAAATGATTGGTTTTCCCCTTAAAGGTAATGGTCAGCATATTATCTGCCCGATGATCTTTTACTTTATATCCTCGCGATCGTAACATGCGGCTGAGCGGCTTAATAACGTTACGCCGAAAAGAGCCGATCGTTTTTCCGGCCATCCCTAAATTTTCGTCCTCAAATTGGTCCATCGCCCACATAACGTAGGAAAGAGACATCACAACGGTTTTACCCGCCCGTACAGAACCATCACAGATAATACCATCCTTATCCTTATGAGGGGATGCATCACGCCACCAGGTCAGCACCTTTTTTTGTTTAATAGAAAACGGCTTAAACTTAAATGGAGCCTTTTTCTTTTTGCGTTTCGGGTCAGCTGGGATAAGGAAATTCAGTTCTCTCTGCAGCTGCTCATTCTTCCTCTGCGTCGCTGTCCTCATCCATCCACACCTCTTCCGTTACAGCATCCAGAGCGGCTTCAAAACCGTCATCTTCATAATCTTCTTCATCGTCTTCCCCTCGGATTTTTGCGATTTCCGCATGTTTCTTCGCAATTTCTGCTTTTGCTTTGGCTTTTTCGAGAAGCAATAACTCATTGTCACCGAAAAGCCCTGTATACTTCTCAAGTTTTTCTATTGCCTTCATTCTGTCTGCAAGCTTCACGCTAACGCCATCTTTTCCTTGTTTGACTTCTGTAACGATCGTCCCGTCAATTGCATCGCTGTTCTTAAAAAACATTTCATTGTAGGAGTGTATTCGAGGAATGACTTCTTTTACGCTTCCATCTTCTTCAAGAATGGTGTCGTATTTTCCGGTGTGTATGTCCTTTCTATGGAAAGTCACATAATCGGTGATGTCCGCAAAAGCGATTTTAGCGTACTGATCCAAGACATCTCTCGCACTAATAAACAACTCTTCCTGCAAGTCTGCTTTCAATTCACGGATATACTCTGAAACCTTAACATTCCTTAACAGACGACTCCCTTGAACATGAGCTGTGTCTTTTGAATATCCTGCTTTGATTGCGGCGATCGTTGCATTAAAGCTTTTAACGTAATGCATGCAAAAAAGCCTTTGCTGTTCAGTGATTTCGCTCACTTCCACTTCATCAGCAATTGGCTTTCTTTTATTTAGAGCACGTTCCTTTTTGGCTCCCTTATTATTCGGAGTACTCCGTATTTTTTTAGGGAGTACTCCGTTCAATTTGTCGTTCCATTTATCTTTGGATTTCCACCCGCTGATTGTCTTTTCCGGAACGCCTAACTGCTCAGCAAGAGCACGATTCGTTATTTCTCCAATGTGCAGCTTCCATATCTCGAAAGCCTCATCCCGTTTTGGATCTCTTTGTCTGGCCATGTCACATCACCGCCGCCTCCTTTGAATTTGAGTTGTTTTGGAGCAAAGAAAAAAGCACCCCGTAGGATGCTTTTTATTATCTGAAGCCAAGTTTCTTTGCAATGTATTCTTTCCCTGCTTCTTCTTGCATAGCTTGCCAGTTTGAAAAACGACTTTGATCTTTTACGTATTGATCCCATACATTCTTATCAATCTTCTCAAAGTCTTCTTGATTTAAAATTTCAAAAGGGCTTTCTGAAATAAACGTTTTAATATCAGGAACATTTGTGTACTTTCTCATAAAGCTTTCGTTAAACAACACTTCAAAGGAAACTTCTTCTGTTGCCTCTAAATCTTTAGCACCTTTTTGCATTTGCTCCAAACGTTTTCCTAACTTGTCAAATCCATTAGTTTTCATATCAATCCCTCCTGTCTTTTATTTCGACAAAAGGAGATAATTTCCTGCAACAATAAAAACGCCTATTAAGGCGCTTTTCAAAACTGGTTATTAAAATAAATGAAAACGGACTGCATCATTACTCCTAGCTCTTCGTTAAAGATTAATGCAGAACCGACAAGTAAAGCGTTGGTTGCAAGCCTCCCAATAAATTTGCACAAAATGAAATAGATAATGAGAGCTATTATTGCAGCAGGAGCAAAGTGCAATACAGTGCTCATTCCAGCCTCTTTAATACTTTCTATAGTATTCGTAATGGCTAGGTTTACTTGTTCCATAAATACCACCTCCTTACCAATTATTATATCGGTAGTGGTGGGGTTTTCCTACAAAAAACGCTACCTTGGTAGCAACGTAAATTGTCTTCTCATATATACGTCATCTGTACGACAAAAAAGTGAATAATAATGTTGGAAAAATCATATGCTAATACATGAATAAATTTTTGGGGGTTGATTTCATGGAGTTATTTCCATTATTCAAAGATACAATAATTTTCATTAGTGCTGTTCTTGCCATTTTGACTTCTTTGATTTCAATTTATAAATTTATTGAATCCCTATTTAAAAACGAAAAAGTAAGTCGTTTTAAAAAAAAGCTACTCTGTAAAATAAATATTATATTCAAATGCGAGCCATTTTCCTCATATCAATTAAGCCGAAACACTATAGCACCAACGCTTAATTACAGAGTGATATAAAGATTACACTCACGACACAAGAAAAAGGCTGCCATTTTTACGATTTTCAATTTTCTTTTCCGCCCGTTCAAGATACGTCTGGACCGATGATTTAGTGATCCCAAGCAATTCAGCTGTATACTCAAACGTAATCCCTTCGACTTTCACTAGCATAAAAACATCTTTCTCACGCTTTGTTAATGTGCATAGCGCATCCTCGATGATTTCTTTTTCCAGTGAAGACAACTCGCGTGCAATTGATTTATAAACAGGCGCAACCGGCAGGATATCTAAAACAGCTGGATCCAAAGTATAAGCCCCTGTCCGATCAGCCCCACGCATCGCACCAGGATTCCGGCCGGACACCATCCACTGAATCGCAAACTCGACTTCGCTGATCATGCTGTTAATGAGTGACTTATCTTGAATGTCCTGCTCCAACAACTCCGGTTTGGCTTCAATGGCTTCCTTCATCTTTTTTAGTTCCCTCAACGATTGCTTGTATTCGTAAATGAGTGTCCGCATGTACAGTCCTCCTTTTATTTGTAGGCGCCGCCCTTGCCGCGTCTTAACGTTTGCATGTTGGTGTTCATCAAATACTTCATATCCCGCTCAGTGAGCTTCTCTGACTGTCTGACGGGCTGTTTCTTCTTGTGTCTTTTCTTTGGCTTCGCCGGCTTGGGCACATTATTCACCTTGCACCACACGACCAGCTGCTCTTTCATCGTTTTCATGGGATCACTCCTCGGTTGCAAGAATAGGGGTAAAATTGTAGATTGGTTGCAATGACAGGCGCTGCTAAAACAACAAAAAAGGACACCAAACAGCGCACGAATTTTCGTGTCTGTTCAGTGTCCTTCAGATGGCTGAGAGAACTATCATTATTCAATTACAACATTAAAGTTACAATACATACCGTAGTCATCATGACGAAGTAATAAATCTTTATCTACACTTAAAAAGAAATTGTACTTTTTTGAAAGCTCGAGGAACGTTTTATTTTCTACTCTAAAGCAAAGATACATTAGATACACCATTTCATAAGGAGAAAGTTGGGACTTTATAATCTCAACATACTTAAATTTCTCATCATCGATTAAAGATTTTTCATCATCTAGAAACAATAGTAAAGTACAAATGTTTTTAAAATAATGAGATGTGGTTTCCGAAAAGTCTTTTGCTGTCTCACTCACGGCTTGTTCTATGTTGGCTAAACGTTCAAACTGATTATGGCTTGGCTGCTGACTTATTCTCTTAAGCTGAGTATTCATGTAGTCCCTTAATCTTTTAAATAGAGCGCGACCATCATAGACTCTTCCAGCTTCTACATAATGAATTGAATTAACAATTTCATTATGCAGCGACAACATATTAAAAAATGTGCTCTCAAATTGTTGTTTTAGCATTGTTTTATGAGAGGACTCATGAACTTTTCTTGTTTCTTCTAACTCGGTTCGTGTTAATGCTAATTCAGTTCTTTGCAAAAATAACTCCTGACTTTGTATTCTTATCGCGTGAATTACAAAGAAAATGCTTGCCAATGATAAAAAACCGATAGTGGACCCTCCAAAAAAATCACCTACCGCACCCAGTTCACTCAAACTTGTAATTGAGGCAGGTTTTCCCGAAGATAAAAATATACCTATAGGCATCACAATAGCAGCAAGAATAGATCCATAGCCTGCGCGTAACCACCCTTTTTTAACGTCCTTATCTTTTAACTCTTTTTCTTTCTCTATCAAAACTCTTCCCCCTCTTCTCGCCTCATCCGCTTCACTTTCCCCTGGTGCGTGACGATCTTATATTCCCCATGCGGAGGTAACTCCCTGATCTTGACCTTCCCGTCACAGATCACCACAACGCACGCCGGTCCTATTTCCATTATATCCAATTCCAGCTTCATTGTGGAAGGATCAATTACGATATCTTTCATAGTCGAGAAGCCCCCAGTCTGTTAAAATAATAGTGTCGATATTTTTTAACGGGCCGGGGAGCTTCCCTGGCTTTTGTTATGCATAGCCCCAACGTTTCTTTGCCATTTCCAATCGTTCCAGCGTCAAATCCGTGTACTTGGCCAGAATGTGCTCATCTGACACACCCTTGTCCACGAATCGCTTATACTGCGCTTTGCTCAGGCTGCCGTTCGAATTGACGGTACGTTTCAATCGGTAAGGCTCCGCCGACTGCTGTGCTTTCTTCAAATACGCCGGCCGCTTGGCATCAAACTTCTTGCAATACTCCGCCATTTCTTCTTTGGTCCACTGCTGTTCAATTACTGCGCCTCTGTATGCCATTTTCGAAACATCCCCTCTACTAAGCTATTTCCGTATGGACTGAAACTGTCTGCCCAGGGCTCGCTCGTTTTCATCAGGTCAGCTTGGCCGCGGTTACGATCCACCGTAAAGAGAAAATCCCACTGGACACCGCCACTATTAAAATGCATGTCCCCGACTGCGAATGCTTTTACCCGAAGCTCCTCTTTGCTCATTTCACGGACACCCGACCGGACCGCATCTTTTGTGTACCTGGCTGTTTTTTCGTATTCTTCCCGCCGTCGATCTTCCCGGGCGTTTTCAGCGATGAGCTCAAGTAATCCGCCATCGCTCAGCTGGTAATAAGCTTTTTTATAAGCAGCACCAGTCTTGCTGTTAAATTCATGTTCGACGCGTTCGAGTGATGGCGCCTCCAAATGTGTTCGCGCGTACTTTTCAGCAAATACGACAATGCGCTTATGTGTTTTGTTCAACGACGTGAGGTTATCTAGTTTTGTTCTCACACTTTCCACTCTCTTCTTCTATAGTCGTGAAAGCTGTTTAAAGCGTCCTCACGCCCTTTTAGTCTCCCGGCCTCATATGCCTTTTTGATACGAAAATGAGCATCAAATGAGCAAACTGTGAGCATGAGAGCGGCGCTTGCAAATGCGCTGATTAAAATAATCGCTAGATTCATTGAGCTTCCTCCTCATAAATATTCAACGACCAGCTCCGGTGAAAAGCGGAAAATACCGTCCAAACTAACCCGCATTTTGATCGGCTCACCATTGTCCCTGGCTTCTGTCAGCATTCGAGTGGCTTTTTCCCAGTCGCATTGATCTGAACTTTTCTTCAGTGCATATCGCTGATAATGCCAGATGGCAAAAACGTATTCTCCCCACTGTTCGGTGATCTGCTCCATTTCTTTTGTTTTTTTCCGATAGCCTACCTCCCACATTTCAAGCGGGCTTCGGATGTGATCCGGAATGAGTGCCGATACATAACAGAAGCGCTCCACATCGTTCCCCATCCATTGTTTTTCGATTACGCGGGCCTTTTTAACATTAAATGGCTGTCCGTCCTTATTGATAGGCTCCACTTCGAAAATCGTCAGTTGCTGCATACTGTTCACCTGCCTGCATTAATTCTGTAAACCATGCTTCATCTTTCGTTAAAAGTGCCAGGTCCACCATTAAGTCGCGCATACACGCTCGATCTTCCTCCGGCAGCGTGATCTCCAGTGGCTCGACATCACCTATTTCACAGATGGCTTGCGTATGAGCCAGCCGAAGCAGAATGCCTTCCACCGTTCTTGCTACCCGAGTGATATAAACCGTTTGACAGTCCCTTGAGAAGAAATCAATGTACGCAAGAAAATACTGATTTGATTTACGAGCCAACACCCAGTCACCTTCACGCATGACAGACCCTCCTTTAAAATAGTGTCATCTGTTCGAATGCCGTTTCTTTTTCGGGTGAATCGAAAATAAACGCTTCTTCTTGTTGATCTGACAGTGTTTCTGCTTTTTCGATTACTGGCTCTGAATCTACTAACTCGAAATTTTCAAACCAGTGGGCTTTTAAGCAGCCGTTTAACACCTTGAGTTCAGGATCGCTGTAGTAATAAACATGGCTGAGACCGTTTCTGGCCACGACGTAAAATGTTTTGCCAATCTTTTCTTTGCATATTTCCCAGTGATACATCAGACGTGCTCGATATACTTGACGAAGCTCGATCCCGGTATCTTTTACCGGGGGATATGGTGGCCATTCTTCGCGCTCAGGCTCTTGTTCTCCTTCCGGCAATACCTTGAATTTCTCTTTGGAAAAACAACCTGTATGGGCACCCTTCCGCGGGAATTTGGAAGCGTAGAAACTATCGCTACCCGCCGGGAAGAGAAAGAATATTTCGCCTGCTGGCAAGATATCTGGATCAATACATGTGCCTCGAAGCATTCCGCTTAACCTCCTTTCTCAACAATAGGGACGAACTATTGATTAAAATAAAATAAGCAAAATATGAAAATTGGACTTAGGAAAACAAATAAAGTAACTTTTAATTTATAAGTCATTGTGAACCTCCTGTTCAAGAGTTTGATTCAACTGCTGATTAACGCTTGCACTTATCATCAAGGTCAAGGTGCATTTCAGCACGGACCAGGTTGCCGGCCTTCTCGTGCTTGGTTACGTGATTGATTAACTATCTTCAAATACTCAATTGCAACTTCGCCTGAATATCCTTTCAAATTGACAACCTTTCTTCCTAAAAGCTCGTACTCTCCAGTGGTGACTGTATAGGTGGTTTTGTCATTTCCAATTGCAAAAGAAACAGTGTCACCCTTATTTATCATCGTTTCCGCCTCCACCCCGCTTTTGTGTACTCCATAACCACGAGCTCCTGTCCGATCGCCTGTTCAAGCAGCTTCCTGCGCAGCGAGAAATCCCTCGAGGCAGGTCCGCCTTTCACATCCACAATTTCTGTCCGGCCGTCTTTCCAATACACTTTAAAATCAGCTGTGTATTTCGCCCCTGCCTTCTCTTTTGATCCCTTTCCGGAACAAAGAGTGCAATTGATTGCGCGCTTCGTTTTCTCGCTGATACGGCGTCCAGAACCTTCACAGCGTCGGCATGTAACGGTGTAAGCCGGGATGATGTCAAACGCCGGCTGCACGTCCACTTTTTCGACGTTCGGATCAGCAAGGAGCAGCTTGTAATAATCTGCTTCCGCTTTGCTGTCAAACACCTTTCCAAATGCGAATGTTTTCTTCGCGTTCCAGTTACGCTGACTTCTCGCTTTCCGCATGATTCAGCACCTCATCCATCGTGACTTGATTCCGTTCAAATTCAGCCCGTGCTGCTTCCTCAGCGGCTTTTCTTTTGCAAACAGGACCCATGAAAGCATCCATGCTCTTTTGTGTCTTGAGCGGGCGGTTACAGCGTTCACAGAGTTTCATCCAACCCTTCCTTTCTCTACAAATCCAAACTTAATTGTCCCGTTGATTTTTCCTCTTCCAGCTCATCAATTCTTTTACGAAGTCGGTCATTTTCCATGCGCAATTCAGTTGTCATAAATGCGGAGGACCTTGCGTTTTGCACACAACGTTCGTGTACGATATGATCTCTCCACATTGTCCCCTCGTCTTCCCAGACCATTTCTTCACAAAAGATGCAGTCCTCCGGAAAAATAACTCCACTGGCCATGATCAATCATCCGTTTCACTGTAGATACTGAGCTCCAGGTCCATATCCGGATTTTCTACTTCCAACTGATCTGCAATGCGCTCTTCTGCCTCCGAAACTGGCATTTGCTCGCCTTGATAATGGATTGTGCCTTCTTCACAGCCGGCAAGTGCCGCAGCCCCTAATGAAATGCACCCTGCTAAAATGAATTTTTTCATGATTGTTTTTCCTCCTGTTTGTAGTGACGATCCAAATACTCTACGAATTGAACGGCTAAGGCGGCCACCTGTACGGCTTCCGCCCGCATGTTGTCGTAGCCACCTTTATCTTTTTCTTTCGTCCGGTTGACTAGCACGGTTTCGTTGATGGCTTGAGCCAGCTCCCCGACTTCTTCTGACAGCAGGGTGTGCCACTCCGAGAGTGAATGCTGCTGCTCACCCCATAGCTCATGCTGTCGATCTCGCTCTTTCATGACACTGACAAAAGCAGCAAGCTGTGCATCATGACGTTGCTTTTCCATCCGTCTACTCTCCTTCAAATAAACTCAATTGCTCGACCGTTTCGACTGGCTGTTTGGCTTTTTTGAGTCGTTCTAAAACCGGCCCGTGTCTCGGAAAAAGTTGTTCGAGCAATGAGTTGTAGTACACCATTGTGATCGTTGTCCCCCAACTGGCACGCTCGTATCTTCTGGCCACTTGTGACGGGTCTAAATCATCAAGCTCCAATGCAGTCAGAATGTAATCTACATGTGTCTGCGAAAGACCGATGAGCCCGTTCACGTTGTCCACGAAGACCGACTCTTTCAATGATTGGAACAGCAGCTCCGGAACTGCGCTGTACTTTTGCACGGCTATTCCTTTCCGGATTCAAGCAAATCGGGATTTTCGTGAATATTGCCGATGACTTCATAGCAGTATCCACTATCAACTTCCGATAAAAGTGAGATTTCGTTACGGTTATAAACGTTTTTATTAAGCCAAGAATCATACAATTGTTTACATTTGAATCCAAATCCATAAAAAATGACTACGTAAATGCTGTCATATCGTTTGTAAATGTCACCATCATAAATTTCCGTACCGTTTTTATCTTTTAATCCGGTGTATTGACCAACCGTCTTCGGGTCGACAACGTGTGCAGAAGGCACTTCTCCGTGCTTGTAATTTTTTTCTATGATTGCTGTTGATTCCGGGAGTACATTGGATATGCCGCCATAAGCCCATTCAGCATCAAAAATGCCTAACCCTCGAAATTTGATCTCACGCATCATCCATAACCTCTTTCACCATGACAGCCGTGACCTTTTCAACCTTTGTCATACTGTTGGCTTTATACTGAGCAATCAGCTTTTCACGTTCTTTGAAAGAAGGCTTTTTCAGACCGGTGTGAGCATTCGCTGCCACAGCCATTTCGTACGTTTGTGGTGTGTAATGCATCAATACCATTCTCCTTTCGAGTTGTAATGCCACCACTCGCCATCGGCATAGTACACTTCAACTGCCTGCTCCTGCGCATTCCATTTGAGTTTTTCCACTTTATCCAGCGTCCGCTTTGCCCGTTCTGTTTCGCCCATCATCGATAAATGACGTTTATGGACCTTCACGAAAATTTTGCGTTGCGTGTCTGTTAGATTTTCATAACCTTGAATTGGTGTCATGCAGTCTTTTTCTCCTTCCGCTTTCCCAGCGCGAATTTATATATCTGATGACCTTCCATCAGTTGAATTACGTCTGTGTCGCCGCATGCCTTGATCAGTTCGATCACCGGCATTTCAACGCCGTGTTTGTCGTGGTGATCTAGAAGCAGCTGACTGACTTCAAATTTGTTCACGCCGCATCACCGCCCATTCCTTCTTCTGCTGCAAGTCTGCGTTCTGCTTCCTGCAGGCGCTTTTTAAACGCATCGTCCTTTTCCTGCTTTTGTTTCAGTGTCAGCGGTTTGTGACCGGGATGCGGCTGGAACATATACATGCCCGACCCGCTGTACTGTACCTGACGAACGCTGCTGCTTCGTAAAAGAATTGAACCTTGGTTAGACATTGTTTAATCCCGCCAATCTATGATTTAATTTCCGCCGGTCACCCTCGATCACGACCGTAAAGTCTTGGCACATTTCGTAAATTCGCGAACCAAGTGCTTCATCCACTTCGTCCAGCTGGTCCACATCCAGTTCGGATGAAACGAGTATTGGTAAGTGGTTTAGGTACCGGTAGTTGATGACGGCATACATCTGTTCAATCTGCCATTCTGTGGCGCGAGGCTTTCGATTTGCTCCCCTGCCTACTGGTTTGAACAGATCGTCTATAAACAGCACGTCTGCTTTTTTCATGCGGTCCAGCTTCGGTGCGATTTGCTCAAAATCTTCTTTCAGGTCATTAAAGCCTTCCACGTAAGGAAAATAGTGAACAGATACGCCTTTTTTGACGATTAGATTATTCGATATGGCCATCATCAGGTGTGTTTTCCCACTGCCCGGCTGTCCAAGAAGCGCCATGCTGTTGGCACGATCTTTCCGGATTTGTTCAAACTGTTTGTAATAATCGATTGCGCACTCTTTCATGTCAGCGACGATCTCTGCCTTGTCTTGAGTAAAAAAGTTTTGGAAGCCCAGCCGCTTAAATTCGTCCGTAATGTCACTGGACTTCATCAGCCGGTTTATCCGCACGGTTTTTACACATTCGCACTGTATAGAGTATTTTCGCTGCCAGTTTCGCGCTTCTTCGGGACCACATACTTTCATGGCCAAGAAATCAGATTCAAGTACCATGAATTTCGGGTCTGGCACAAGCTTTCCTGTTTCTGGATTTTCCGTCCAGTCAGCGTCCCGGTGGTCACGATGTACCCGATAATTGATCATCAGCTGATCTTGGCATTTCGAGCAGTTAACCTTTTTTTCTGCCGAGCCATCCGGTTTTTCCGCCGGTGAGGGAGTCCCTCTTTGGTGGAGCTCCGCCATGATGTCCGCTAGTTTTTTTGCCATCGTCTGGTATCCTCCGTTTCGCTAGGTTTTTAGCAGCCTCTTTTGCTTCTAAGGCTTGGTGGTGGTCAAGAATATAATCCTTGCAGTATTTAAAGCTCGTGATTTTCCCATTCGGTTTTCTCACGCTGTATTCAGCGAAGCATTGCTCAAGAAATTCGATAGTTCGGGAGACCGACCCTCCGTGGACGACTATCTGGGCGATTTCTTGATAATCCTCAATGGTTGGAAAACTTGGCTTACCTTGTTGTGCTGTTTTTAAATCTGCAAATCGTTCAGCAATTAAATCGACTGGGTCAGATTCTTTAGTAGTAGTATCTTTTTTGTTTATCTTTGTAATATCTTTATTAGATTGGACATTTTTGTCCGTTCCATTGGACATTTTTGTCCACTCTGGATCGGACATTTTTGTCTTTTCATCATCAGATTGGACATTTTTGTCCGTTCTCGTTTGGTACTTTTTCGAGTTTCTAACAGATAAAATTAAGCCATACGGAGCACGTGTAATTTTGATATAATCGTTCTCTTCAAGGACATCTAACCATCGTCTGACGGTTTTCTCGTTGACACCGAAATTCACTGCTAAATCCTCTTTCAGTTTCAATGGCTTGTTCCCTAACACGATGCCCCAGTTCACCCCGTCCCTTTCGACTTCTTTGGTTGTTGAACTGACGCACCAGAGGAATAGCCACAATGCTGAACCGATCTTTTTATAATGTTCTGGCTCCAACAAACCGGAGTACATTGGAAACGGGTAACTGTCTGGCATCGAATCACCACCTACGTTATTCTTTCTTCACCAATATGCCGACCTTCTTCTCGATCCGCACAAGCTTCAGATGCGGGTGAGAGGACTTAAAGTAGCCCTTCACCCATCGGATATATTCATCGTTCGATTTCGACATCTGCCGGATAAAGTCCGGGATGGCCATTTTGTGTTCCATTAGTTAAACGGCAGATCATCATCAGAAATTTGAATGACGTCCAGGTCCATGTCATTCACGGATGGTTTCTGCGGCATTTTTTCGGCCTTATCTGTTTCAATAAGTTGAGGCTCATCCTTTGGATCGGACGGCACATCGATGATGTCGGGCTGGTCCTCTTCCACTTCTTCGACATCTTTTAAGGTCTGTTCTTTTTCATCCTCAATCACGGCTGTCTGCATATCGATGGAGAGGATGCCCCACTTGCCAAGCATGTTTCGAAGAACGGTTTTCATGGCCATCGCATCGTAATCTGATTTCCAGACGTTGTTTTTGGCTTTTTTATCTTTCATTTTGTTGTGCTTGATGCGATGCTCTTCAACTTCATCCGCTGTCCAGTACACTGTTTTTTCAAAGCCATTGATGAGTTTGAAATAACCGCAGTAGCCGACGACTTTATCACTTACAGCTGCGTCCAAATCAATGTCAATTTCCTCCGTCAGCCGATTCCACTTGACCAGCTCCCCTTCTCGTACCGGAATGACGTTGATCGCTTTGTATTGACCGGTGCGCAAAGCCAACTGAATGTATCCTTTATAGCCGAGTTGGAACTGGGCCGCCTTATGGCCTTTTTTGCTATCGTAGAAAGCGACGATCCACGCATAGCCAAGGTTTTTATCAATTGGCAGATCCAGTGCAGCTGCTACCATCGCGCTTGAAACAATCGACATCGGCTCTGCTGTCTGAAGCTGTGGATCTCCGTTGTAAAGATTCAAAAGGGATGACATAAACTGCGGCGCTTTCTTTTCCAGCACTTGCTCAAACTTCTTTCTCATTGTTGGTGTACTGAGTAGCGATTTCAGGCCAAGGTTTTGGGCTGATACTTGCTGAGCTGGTGCCTCCTGCTGTTTGTTGGCTAACTGGTTTTTCAGTCCGGCATTTGTGGCCATTAGCTCGATACCTCTTTCGTATTGAATTTTCGGAAGCTTGTCTGCTTGAGCACCTGCTTATATACTTCAGGAAACTTTTCCTGTAATGTTTTTGAATCCACTCGATTCTGCGTTTGATTCTTCCATGAGACTTCAAAAGAGCCCACACGACCGATTTCAGCGTTTTTCAGTTCTTCTTTCAGCTGGTTCTCGATCTCCGCTTTGGACGCTTTCAGCAACTTCTCATTGGCTTTCACTTGCTCATAATCTGAAAGGAGTTCTTCGTATTTCGATGGCAGCATGATTTCCTTGCCGGCTTCTGCACGATCGTATTTTTCTTTCAAATACTTTTCCGCCGCACTGGAACCGTCTAATGCCGGTGGGATTCCTTTTAATACGTGGTGCTCCCAGAAATGCCTCTCTGCGTTAAAGATCATCTGAATGAGTTCTTCATCCCGTTCGATTTCTTTCCAGATAAACTTGTTCCCACCGACCAACACGGCCGCATATCCTTTTTCCTTGCCGGTAACGCCAAGATAATGTTGAATCTGCACCAGGTACGTATCCGGGATCTCGTCCGCCTCCCACTCTTTTGCAAGATAGGCACTCGCCGTTTTGCATTCCAGCAGGGCGGATTCCCCGACCACCATACGGTCCACGTTGGCTTTAATAAACGGATAGTCTGGGTGGCTGTACATGAAATTCGATCGCCGCACTTTTTTGTCCGTTCGTTTTTCAAATTCTTTTGCGACCACATTCTCCATTTCGTTGCCCCAATAGATCGCTTCATTATCCAGTTCTTGCGGTGTTACCTGACCAGTCTTTTCAAGCCATAATTCAAAGGCTGTCCGGTATTTATTCAAGCCAAGGATCGTGCCAGCATCACTGCCGCCGATCCCTTTATTTCGTTCTTGCAACCAGTCATGCCGTGACATGTTCAATGTTGAAATGGCGCCCATGTTCTTTGCCAAAATGTTCACTCCCTTGATTGATTTGTGATTGTGCAGTAAAATACGAGTAACATAATTTTTTTAAGCGACTGACTCCTGCTGTGAACAGGGGTCTTTTTCATGCTTCCAAACAAACAATGCAGTAATCCGATCCAGCAGTTTTCTTTCTCATCTGACACTCTTCACACCAGTCATCCACTTCAACAAAAGATTCATCGTTCGAGGGGTTGTCCATTAGCGGATAACCAGTGCGCATGATTTGAACAATTTCAGGATGTTCCACGCTGTTCATCTCCTTATCCTAATTTCCTTACTGGGTCCATCGGGATATCCCGAATCTTACCCGTCAATCGATGCTGCAACGTGTACATATCATTTACTTTTTTGCAGATCAGCCAGTTGGCCGGATTCAGATTGTACGACGCGATAACCGCCTTTTCAGCGCGTGTCGGCTTCTTTCCTTGTTTCATAGGTTCACCTTCTTCCTGATGGATGATGTCCCATCGATAGCAGCCGGAACAGGTGCAGGGGGAGAAACTTGATCCGATTGCTATCGACAAGCACCGGAGTGCCCATCTTCTATTTTTGTGTTATACTATTGATAGAATAATTAGCTGTTGATTCGACATCCGTTTTGGTAGAACGGGTGTTATTTTTTTGCTTTCTTTTCGCTGTTCACTTCCGCTGAAGCTTTTCCCCAGTAGTAGCCTAACGCCAATGCAACTAAGATAAATCCTCCAATTTTAAAGATGAAAAACGCTTCTTCTGTTAAGATCACTACGCTTCACCACTTTCGCTTTTATACCAGCGGCTCTTAAATCTCTGACAATAACGGTGTATGGCCGGCGTCGCTTGCGTGGCTTGTCTTTCAGCCTCTTCATGCTTGACCACTTATGATTTGCTCTTTATTTACGTATCCTCGTGAGATCAATTTGTTGTAGTGTCTTTGCCAGACCCCTGAATAACTGATTTCTGATTCTTCGCATACGACTGCTAAAAAGTGTTCTATTCCTGTAACTACATCCGCCAATTGAACAAGGGTTTCTTCTAAATCTTGTTGATCAAATGACTGTAGAAAAGATAAGTGATTTGCTACGCAACACCTTTCAACAAACTCTTTGGCTTCATCCAGCTCTTCGATCAATTTGCTTTTCACACTGGAACGATGTAGATCTACCCTCTGACCCTCAAGCCTTATGGGCCCCGTCCTTGTATACTCATGCCGTATCGCCATCGCTAACCACGGATCATCTTTTTTTCCGACAATGCTTCTTGATATGTCCGGCGGGATTTTCGCCCGCCCTGTTTCGTAAGCTGAAATTGTTTCGCGCGAGACATTTTCCTCGATTGATAACTGCAGCTGAGTTTGTTTACCGCGTGCTTCTTTTAAAGCGCGGCCAATATTACCTTTTTCCAATGAATACTCCTCCTTCAATTGCCAAAATAATGGTGAATGAATAGTAAAATAAGTTTAGATAGCATTCCGAAATGAGCGATTATGGTCTTTCGCCCAAGTCGATTGTGTTCTTACCCAGGCCATGAGCTCTTCATAAATGAAGTAAGGCTTTCCTTTTTCAACCGTTCGCATGACCGGGAAGTCCGGACGGTTGAGCAATTCATCCATTTTAAAATCACTTTTAATGCGAAGAATTTCTTTCGCTTCTTGCTTGGTTAAAATTTCAGGATGCCGTTGCGATTCTTGAATTTCTTGAACTGCTTCTTGGATGCTGTTCTTGATAACCAGCTGCATGGCAGCCACCTGATCATCGGTTAATGTAAGATTGATTTGCATTAGATCACCGCCTTTCGCGGAACCCAGTGTTCGACGTAGCGTATAGCTGACTGCAATTCCTTTTGTTTTACATCCTTATAGGAAGAAACACCGAAACGATCTTTTATCTCACGATGTAATTCTTTAAACAACCGCGGCCGTGCAGCTGGATCGGATTCAAGCTCGTACACCTTAATCGCAATTCCTTTTTGCAAGCGTCGTTGTTCACCTGATGTAAGTGTGATTTGTTCATCGATCTTTGCTTCAAGTTCAGTGATCTTTACCTGGTGCGTATTCACGACTTCTTGAATTTGATCCTGACGTTCAGCTGTTTCGATCGTGAGCTTCATGGATTGGATTAGGGATGTCCGTTCATCAAGTACCTGCACTTTGTTTCGGAGTTGTTCTTCCATTTGATTGAAAGCAGCAATGAACTTTTCTTTATAAACCGCAGCGGCCTTTCCTGTGTAACCCATGATTAAAAATGCAAGGCCATCACGCTTAATTAAATATTTCGGATATTTCCGGTTCCGATCATCCATATAATCAACCTGCGCAAAATTGCGCTGATTAAATTCATCACTGCAATCAAGGTTCCGAATGTCTCGCATTACATCTTTGTGTTGTTTTTCAAAAACTTCCGCGACTGTCAGGCTGTCTGTTAGGGCGTTTCCGTTTTGAATAAAGACAAGTTGATTCAATTCGATTCCTCCTTAGCTGACTTCTTTAGGCTTCTGTTTACTTGTAGTTAACTCGCTGTCTAAAAAAATAGAATCCGGCTTTTTTTTAAATACACTGGCAATCTTCACAGCAAGTTCATATGTTAAGCGCCGTTTTCCATTTTCTATCATCCAATAATACTCTTTTGAAATGTTTACTTTGTCAGCCACTTGTTGGCAAGATAAACCTCTCGAATTTCTTTCTTTTTTCAACCTTTCAAGTTCCATTCTTATCACCGCCCCTCAAGTTAACTTGTTGTTAATTTCATTATAATTAACTCTTTGTTAACTTTCAAGTGTTTTGCTAAAAAAATTTCTATTTAGTTAACTTATGTGATTCATCTTCAAAATTAACATATTGTTAACGTATAATTTTAGATATAAAAGAGGTGATCCTTTTGTTAGGTGAAAGATTGAAAAGCCTACGTAAAGAAAGAAAGCTTACACAAGAGGAATTGGGAAAACGGGTGAATGTTACGAAAGTTTCTATATCAGGTTACGAGAACGGCAAGCGTAGCCCGGATACAGAAACTCTTCAAAAACTCGCAGACTTTTTCGATGTTTCTACGGATTACCTATTAGGACGGTCAGAACATAAAACTACCGTAGAAATCGAAAAATCCGAACCCACTGACTCTTTGTCTATCATTAACAAAATGGTGGAAGACTTTGGATTTGAAGACTTTGGCTTCTTCGATATTGAAGAATGGAAAAACCTTTCGTCAGAGGATATTGATGAAATCAGAAGACATTTTGAGTGGATCGCTCAAAAAGCAAAAGAACGAAACAATGACGATTCTTTTAGTTAACTGATGCCTGGAGGAATACTTCATGAGAGATTATCACACAACAACACTTGAAGACTGGGTAACAAACTTTTACAAAAGGCTTCACATCATGCACCCCAAACAAATAAAAGAAGATGAGATCGCGCAGAAGCTGTACATTTTTATTCATAGAAAGCCGCTCCCTTCTTCCTTTCAAGTGATCGGCCGTTATCAAGGCATAACAGTTGATTCGCGAGCGTCAATTCAAGAACAAAAGGAAATGTTTTTTCATGAGCTATGCCATATCCTGCGTCATGCCGGACGCCAAGGAAGAATGCCAGCAGCGTTCCGGGATTTGCAGGAATGGGATGCGCGCAATTTTGTTCGGTATGCTGCCATCCCTCATCACCATTTGAGATACATTAATTTTGACCAAGTGAACCTAAGCGAACACATTGCTGACCTATTTGATGTCAGCGTTCAGTTAGCCAGTGAAAGAATTCAGCAGATCGAAACAAGAGCAAGATTACTAGCAAAATGACAACGCGCTGCGGCGTGTATTATTTTTATCTATCGACTGGTACAATTTGCGTAAAATGTTTGCTACCTACAATAAAGGAGTGAATTTCATGTTCTTCAAAAAGAGCTCTGATGAGAAATCTGCAAAAGAAATAGAAAAAAGCGAAAAACGTTATCAAAAAGAGAAGAAAAAGCGAGAGCGTGCAGATCGTCGAGATGAAAAATTAAGCAAATTAGAAACAAAGTTAAATAGCTTACAAGAAAAACAAGAGCAAAATCAAATGGAAAACTTGAATATAATTGGTGTGAAAATTCAACACATCAGCGGTTACCCCAAAATCAAGGCAGGAAAAGATGTACGCATACTTCCTGGCAATGAAACCGGTAAGCTTCGCATCGATTCCATCCTTTTCCGAGTGAAAGGAGTAGACTGGGGTGAAAAAACCAAGCGAAGTGGTGGTAAAGCTGCTGTTGGCACTATAGTTGGTACTGTTCTTGCCCCGGGTGTTGGTACCGTAGCTGGTGCTGCTATTGGCGGTCGCCGGCGGGACGATTCTATTTTGACTATGCAAATAGAAGACGATTTAAATATCACTTACACCGCTTACTTCCGCTGCAATAATGAAGAATATCAACAAATATTAAAAATGTTTTCTAATTCTATTTAAAAGGATGAATACAAATGAAAATTATCAAAATAATTATTGCCGCCATAGCTTTATTCTTCGCATTGATCCTATGCGTAATCACGCCATGGGCCTTAGTAGGAGTTTTGGTTGTATTAGTTGGGCTCTTCGCTTGGAGAAGACCTGTTACCGCTGTTAAAAAGCCATTTCTTTTTGTATTGTTAGGTCCTATTATTTCCTTCATTTTAGCCATGATCTTTTTCCAACCTGCTTCAGAAACAATGCAACAAGTACAGGAAGCCAAAAATGAAAAGATTGAAGAGCGTGATGCTGAATCAGAAAAGAAAGCTGCTGCCCTTGAGGAAAAAGAAAAAGAGCTGGCAGAAAAAGAGCAGGAATTAGCTGATAAAGAGGCTGCTGCTTTAGAGACGGAAAAGGAAATAGTTAAAGAAGAAGCTTCTGTTGCTGAAGAAACGAGCAAATTGGTCTCCGCTAAAGTCCTCTCAGTTACAGACGGCGACACAATCAAAGTGGATCTGAACGGCAAAGAAGAATCTGTCCGTCTTATCTTAGTCGATACGCCGGAAACGAAGCACCCGCAGCTTGGTAAGCAGCCCCTCGGTGATGAAGCTTCTGCTTTTACGACGGAACAGCTTTCTGGTAAGGAAATTCAGATTGAGCCCGGTGTTGAAGAACGCGATCGTTATGGGCGCCTTCTCGCTTACATTTATGTTGGCGACAAAATGTTCAACAAGACATTGATTGAAAAAGGTCTTGCTCGTGTTGCTGTTTATCCACCGAATACAGAGTATCTGGACGAGCTTGAAACTGCGCAGGCAACTGCCAAAGAACAAGGAATTGGTATTTGGGAAGTTGAGAATTACGCAACTGAAGACGGCTACGACGCAGCTGCTTATGAACCCGAGCCAGAGCCGGAACCTGTAGTTGTTGCTGAACCTGAACCGGAGCCAGCTCCTGAGCCTGAACCAGTGGTCGAGGAACCTGTTGCACAAGTGGAATCTTTTCAAAACTGCACAGCTTTAAGAGCGGTCTATCCGGATGGCGTACCTGCTGGACACCCCGCTTATGCTTCCAAGCATGATCGAGACGGCGATGACTATGCTTGCGAGAATTAACGGAGCAGACGAAGAACAAATGGATAAAGTCCTGGCTGATATGGGGTTGTGAGGATTAAATGCGATGCGTAGAAGAAGTTTCTTTCTTAACTCAAAAGTAAAATGAGAATAATGAATGATTTAACGAATGATAGAATAAAAGTTTCAGAACAAAGGCTCTCAGAAATCACGACAATCTAGACATAAAAATAATAATCACAATGACGAGGTGGCATTATGGAATTTTTCGACACTCTTCAAGATCATTCAGGTGTAAAGCTCTCTATACTGGAACAATATACAATTCCTTGGATGAGAAAAATCATCCTGAACCCGTATGGCTCAAAAAAATGTTTAGTTATTGATGGATTTTCTGGTACAGGAAGATACGAGGAAAATGGCTCCCCTGGTTCACCGTTAATATTGATAAAAAATGCAATGGATTTTTATGATCAAGCTTTGGATAAAGGATGGGATGCTCCGAAAATCTTTATTTATTTGAATGAGTACGATTCTGATAATTTTTCAAAGCTAAAACAAAATGTTTCCTCTTTAGGCTTCGATACACCTGATGGAGAACACTTTGTTTGTGAAGAATACTCTTCTATTCTGATTAAATTAATAAATGCCACCTTCGAGGATTTCATGACTGATCTTTTAGCTGATATTGAAAATGGATCTAGCCTTATTCCGAGTTTTTGTTTTGTAGATCCCTTTGGCTTCAGCACTACTCCTTTCACATTATTCAAAACATTTTTAAGAAATAGAAATTCTGAGTTGATGTTGAACTTCATTTATGAGGAAACGAATAGATTTATAAGACATCCAAATCCTAAAATACAACGTCAGATCAGTGATAATCTAGGACTTATTAATTTGGAAGCATTGATTAAAAGCATAGATGGTAAAAGCCCCCTCGAGCGGAAACAAGTGATCGTTGAAACATATACAAAAAATATTTTAGAAGAAACAAATGCTTTTTATGTGCGTAACTTTGAATTAAAAAAGAACGGACGTACAAAAATGATTTTGTTTCACATGACTCAAAATATTAACGGTCTATCATTAATAAAAGAAGTAATGTGGAAACATGATGGAACTGGTACGTACCTATATGATGACAGAAAGCAGCTTGCACAATTAGATTTTGAAGAAATTTTAAAACACGATAAGCAAAATCATATAAAAATTCTATCAGAGCAAATTGCTGAGCGTTTCACTGGTGAAAAAAATGTCACGATGGAAACGATTAAAAACTTCACTATTATCAAGTCAATCTATCCACTTCCGAATTTTTTGAAGCCTGCTTTAAAATTACTTGAAGCAGAATCAATTATTGAAAACTTCCGTGGACGCGGTAAAAAAAATTCCTATCCTGAAAGTTGTTCCATGGACTTCAAGTAAGAACTAACGTTCTTTTTTACTGGTAAAACAAGAATCCTTGGAGTATACTCATGTTATAGGAGGGGATAAAGATGGCTGGAAATAGTAGTATAGAATGGACCGAAGCCACTTGGAACCCAGTAACAGGTTGTACTAAAGTGTCAGAAGGTTGTAAACATTGTTATGCAGAACGTATGGCAAAGAGACTTACTGCAATGGGAAATCCCAGATATGAGAATGGATTTAACGTTACATTGCATCCGGATTTAATCGATACACCTAGGAAATGGACAAAACCTCGAAAGATTTTCGTGAATTCTATGTCCGACCTTTTTCATAAAGATGTACCGTTGAACTTTATTCAGCAAGTATTCCAAACGATGAATGAAACACCGCAACACTCTTATCAAGTACTAACTAAACGACCTGAGCGAGCCGCTGAACTCTCACCTTACTTGAATTTCACGCCAAATATTTGGATGGGTACAAGTATTGAAAACCAACGTGTAATCGAGCGGATGGAATACTTAAAGCAAGTACCTGCTGAAATTCGTTTTCTATCTTGCGAACCATTACTCGGACCATTAGATCTTGAGCTTTCGAAAATCCATTGGGTAATTGTTGGTGGTGAATCAGGCCCCGGTGCTCGACCTATGGAAGCTGATTGGGTACGTTCAATACGGGATCAATGCCAGGAACAACTTGTAGCTTTTTTCTTTAAGCAATGGGGTGGTGTCCAAAAGCATCGATTTGGCAGGGAATTAGATGAACAAACATATGATGAATATCCCGAACTAACAATGGTATAACTCTCTTACCGTAAGAAGTTTTAATTTCTCACCAACCTGTCCCTTTTTGAGACAGGTTTTTTTTTATATAATCAATCAGAACATATATTCCGAGAAAGGGTGTTTGTACATGCAATCAGAATTTGAAAGAAAAAGAGATGAGAAGTTTTTACGGCAGGCCCGAAAAGAACCATGGAAGCATGAGTTGGTAAGAATCCCGATTATTTCAAAGATGTATGAAATTGATGGAGAGATGCATTACGAAATCGAAGGGGAAAACATTCCGCGGAAATGGTCCGATTACAAGATGGATGATTTTCAGTGAGGAGTTTTACCAAAGGATCGTGTTTTCCTACTTTTTTGTTACCAACGAAATTATATTTTCTCGAACCATAATATATCAAAGGGGGGAAATATATCATGAGCTATTTGAAAAAGGTCGATGCGAAAAATAAGCAAGGATATGCATGGAAATGTACTTCTGAAGGGCCCCGCGATCCGATCACGGGTAAACGTCGCCAGGTAACGCGTCGGGCTCTTACTAAGAAAGAAGCGCAGGCTAAAGTGGACGAAGCCATTGAGGAGATGATTAAGCAAGATAAGCGTGGCGTCGGATCAGATATGCAGGATATGACCGTAAGGCAATTGCTTATCCAATGGTTTGATTTGGTTATGAAGCACCGCTTAAAGGAAACGACTTTAAAGAGCTACATCAATACTATGCAACGAAGAGTCATTCCTGTCATGGGAGATGTACGAGTCGCTGCACTTAACACTATTTTTCTGCAAAACTTCATTAATAATTTAAACAGTGAGGATTTGTCCCCTCGCTATATTGAGTATATTTCTACTGTTTTATATGGGGCCTTTGAAGCTGCAAGAAAATGGGGTGTCATTGAAGTGAATCCATTGAACGACGTGGAAAGGCCGCGCCCGCGGCAAGTATCCTTTCCCACTTGGACCCGAGAAGAAGCACAACATTTTTTGAATACAGCCCTGCTTTCGAATTTACGTATGTACACGGTGGTAAGTACGGCATTTAAAACCGGTGTCCGCCGCGGTGAAGTATTAGCACTGAAGTGGTCTGATGTGGATTTCGAAAATGCGGAAATTAATATTGAAAGATCATTGGTTTATGATAAAGAGGGTTTTCGATTCAGTAAGCCAAAGACGAAGAGTTCTGTACGTAAGATAAAAGTGGGCGACTCTCTTCTTACTGATCTGAAAAGATGGAAAGGTCAGCAAAACGAATTGAAAATGATACACCGAAAAATTTTCGTTGATCATGACCTGGTGTTTACGACAGAGACAGGAAAGCCAATTTATCCGAGGACCATGACGCACATGTTCAATCAGATTATAAAAGAAGCTGGTGTGCCTAAAATTCGTTTTCACGATCTGCGGCATACACATGCCACCTTATGTTTAGAATCTGGCATGTCCTTAAAAGATGTGCAAGATCGACTTGGCCATGGAAATATTCAAACGACCGGAAATGTTTACGCTCATGTCACAAATAACATGAAAGAAAAATCAACTCAGCTCTTCGAGGATTACATCTCTAAAATTTAATAAAATGCAGGGAATGTGGTCAAAATGTGGTCAAATGACCCCTTCCCTGCTTCAAAACGTTGCTACATCAACTCTAAAACCGCCACTGCCTCTACATGAACTGT